TTTGTATACCGAGTAATTTTGGGTCCGCGATATACGGGACGGGGGTAATACGCTACCCGCGCGCCCTGGTTCCCCCAGCCCCTCCGTCCCCTCGCCCAAAAAGAATTATTTTTCTTCGCCCGTTCCCTAGATTAGGGAAGCGCCCTGCAGCGCTTTGCCGGCTTGTGCATAATGGCATCGCCACTTCGGCAAACCGAAACTTTTTAGGAGAAACACCATGTCCCGTAAGAACTCCAACGCTCGCACTGTCGCCGCTTTCAACATCGCCGCATGGGCCACGCGCCTCGACAGCGCTGCGCTCAACTTCGTGTCCGCTGGCAAAGCTATGCTCGACCTGATGCTCGAGGCGCGCGGCAAGGTCGAGCACGAAACCGCCAAGGAGAAGCTGCAGCACGCATTCGGCCAGGCATACGCGGCCACCTACGGCGTGACCTTCGAAGAAGCCGTAAAAGCGAAGTCTGTACAGAACCGCGTGTCCGACGGTCTGGCCGTACTCAAAGCCGCCAATCTGCCCGACTCGCTGCCGGGCAACATTCAGCAAGCGGCTGCCGCTTGCCGCAAGGCGAACCCGTCTGGCCGCAAGTCGAGCCCACGGCAGCCAGTGGCGAAGGTCGCGGCCGCCGACGTTAACCCGCTCGCGCTGCTCGAGACCGCACTTGAAGCGCTGCGCAAACAAGCGGCCGACAACCAGCCAGCGCTGGAACTGATTGGCGAGCTGGTCGACCTCGCCGGCGATCTGGCCACGGCGCTGGCTGGCGAGACCGAGGATCAAGCCGCTGCTTGATTCCCTAGTCTAGGGAATAGCTAAGCCCCTCGGGGCTTAGCTACTTTGTATGGATAGTACAGATAGCAGCGATGTTATCTTTCCACGCTAAATTAAGGTCTAGCGGAGCTTAATTTAGCTAGATTTATACTATCTATACAAAGTGGCTAAGGTTCGGCGGTAAATCCGCCTAATGTATCCAAGGATAGTAAAAAGTCGGCGCGGAATAGTAAAAATTCCAGAAGGCTTTACTACTCTGCAGGCCGCGTGGTTGCTGGTCTGTAGTAAGAATAGTAAGAATAGTAAAGGAAAAATTGAATACCCCTTAGGGATTTTTCAGCTAACTGGTTAAGTTAGCGCTGGCGCTCCGTCCCTTAGCGCTAAAATTAGCTTAGCCGCTTCCTAAACCGCCACCGCGTATAGGAGCGTCGAAAAAACCCTTTACTATTCTTACTATTTGACTAGAGCCCAGTATCCATGCGGGTTCCAGCGATGCCGACTTTACTATTCCGTTAGCTACTGGGCGCCGTTTCTTTGCTATTTCGGCCCGAATCACGTGACAACGAGTTTTTTAAAGTTTCTCGGCCGCTTAGGCTTGGAGTTAGCTTGCCCGGAGTGCCCATTGTGAGATAATGGGCACCTAATCTGTACAAACTGCACCAACGCTAGCATCCCTACCATCCGTGCCATTTCCCTAATCTAGGGAATATGCCCGACCAACGCTGAATGGAGCTGATCATGACCTATTCGACCTTTGCCGTAGACGTCCTATGCCGCGGCGCGGTGTTCGCCTGCAATGTGGCTGACCAATGCGGCGTGCCTGGCGCCACGATAGCCAAGTGGCTTTCCCGCCTTAACCTCCGGGCCCGCGCGCAAGAGGTGGCAGCATGATCAAGCTAGCCGCAGTGTGGTCGGCCGCAGTCGTGGCCACGGCGCTGGCCGCAGTCGCGCTGGCCGTTCGGATCGACGCCATCATGCGACTGGTAAAGGAAGCCGCACGCAAGGGCCCGATCAGCCGCCGGCGGATTGTCCGGCGAATCCTGCTAGAACTGGTCGCGCTGGTCGCGCTGTCCGCTGCGCTGGGCGTGTTCGGCGCGTGGGTCTGGCTCGGCTGGACGGCATAACCAAGAGTCGAAACCCGTTCCCTAATCTAGGGAAACGGGTCTGCCGGGCATAGCCTCCCGGCACTGACGAGACAGGCTAACCACAACTGATTGGAGGGCATGATCATGCCTGAGACACGGGAAATAACCATATACCAGTTCGACGAGCTGAGCGACAAAGCCAAGGAGAAAGCCCGCGAGTGGTACCGCAACGGCCAGCTCGACTACGACTGGTGGGAGGCCGTCTACGACGACGCCGACAAGATCGCCTCGATCATCGGCATCGACATTGACCGCAAAGACAAGAACACGCCGGCGATCTACTTCAGCGGGTTCTCGAGTCAGGGCGACGGCGCCTGCTTCGAAGGCTCGTACCGTTACAAGAAGGGCTGGCGTAAAGAGCTGGCCGAGTACGCTCCGCGGATCGGGACCAACGCCGACATCTGGCAAATCGCCGAAGCGCTACAAGCCATCCAGGCGCGCCAGTTCTACAAGCTGGAGGCAACCTGCTGGCAGCACGGCCACTACCGGCACAGCGGCGGCATGAGCGTCGACGTGGAGCACGCTGACGACCGCTACCGCGACATTGGCGACGCCGAGGACGAGATTCGAGACCAGCTCCGACTATTCGCCGACTGGATCTACGGCCGCCTCGAGCAGGAGCACGACTGGCTGACAAGCGACGAGCAGGTCGACGAGGCGATCCGCGCCAACGAATACGAATTTCTCGAAAACGGGAGCCTAGCATGATCGAAATGAAGACGAGCGAGCTGATTGGGCCGGCGCTGGATTGGGCGGTGGCTATGTCTGAAGGCGCCACCAACCTGTACTTCGATACGGTGGCGTGCTGGTGGTTCACCCTCAATGGGGCGGACCGGGTACTGAGTAGCGGCTGGTCAGAGAAGCAGAACTACTGCCCATCGACCGACTGGCGCTACGGCGGGCCGCTGCTCAAACCGAACCGGATCAGCCTGACGCAAAAGCACTCCGGCTGGGTAATCGCGTGCATCTACGACTCCAATGATGAGCCTACCCATATGCAACTGGCAGAAGACCCTCTGATCGCCGCCATGCGCTGCCTTTGTGCATCCAAGCTGGGCGACACGGTGCAGGTGCCACAGGAGCTGCTGCCATGACCACCAAACCAACACACACCACCGTGCGCCGGCGGCACTCCGTCGGCGCCCGCAGAGCTCTGGACAAGGCCAAGCGCGAGCAGCTGGAACGCGAACTGGCCGACGCACTGGCATCACTGGACACACCAGCCGGCAAGGTCGGACTCCCTAAAGTAGGGAAGCCCCGGATCGTCGTCACGCTGACCGTTCGGCTACTCAACGAAGGCGGGCTGCCTCGGCGGTTCGAGTGGACTGCGCCTCCCGGCACGTGGCCGGCTGAGGCCGTCCATCTGGCGAAGTTGGCAGCCCGTAAGGCCGGGTTCGTCGTCCACGCCCACATCGACACCGAGGAGCGAGTCCTATGACCAGCATCGAAGTGAAAACCGCCGACCTGATCGGGCCGGCGCTGGACTGGGCGGTGGCCATGGCCGAGGGTGCGAAGCCTGAGAGGCCACATGACGGTCAAGTAAGTTTCGGCAGCGTCCATCTGCTATGCGGCAGTGATCAGGAGCGTGGATTTCACGCCCCGTTCTACTCGCCGTCCACCGACTGGAGCCAGGGCGGGCCGCTGATTGCGCGAGAGCGCATCGGACTGTGGCCCACTTCCAATGGCTATTTTGCTGAGAAGCGACACTTCGGTCGCCATCACAAGGCAGGGCGCAGTTACGGCGAAGGCCCCACATCCTTGATCGCCGCCATGCGCTGCCTCGTCGCCGCCAAGCTGGGCGACACGGTGCAGGTGCCCGAGGAGCTGCTGCCATGATCGCCGCCCTGCTGATGTACGTCTGCGCCAGCACCGTGCTGGACAGTTGCGAGGTGTTCGTCGACCGCACGTGGGAAGGCCCGGCAGCTGCCGCAGAGTGTGAGGACTACCTGCGTCGGACCCGGAACAAGGTGCCGCTGCTCTACCGCCAGCGCGGCGAGCACGTGCTTTACGTCTGTGACGTGCAATCGGTTGGAGAATAGTTGCCTCGAACCGCAGGGCCAGGCATACTGGCCCTGTAAGTTCAGTTTACAGAGGGCTTACCGGCAAGCACGGGCTTGCCAGTGCGCCTTCTCCCTACTTTAGGGAACGCACAGCCTCAACTTTTCAGGAGACACCATCATGCGCAAAATCACCGAAGCCGCCATTCAGGCGTTCCTCGCCGGCGAGGAGTTCAGCCGCGACAACACTCGTGTCGAGGTCCGTCCGTTCAAGGGCGAACTCGGGGACCAAGTCATTCTGGTTCTGCACGGGAACCCGATCGCTGCCTACCTCGAGGACGTTGGACCGACCAGCCTGCGGGTGTGCGACGGCAACCACCAGACCCGCACCACGAAGGAGCGCCTCAACGGCCTGCCCGGCGTACAGGTACACCAGAAAGCCGGCCAGTGGTACCTCAACGGCACGGCGTGGGACGGCAGCTGGACCCACGTCGGCGGGGTGATGATCATCAAGCGTGTTGGCGACCGCCGCTACCGCGTCGAGTACCCGCGCAGCGCCGCTCGGGAGCCGATGGTGTTCCCCAGCCGCAAGGCCGCCCGCGTGTTCGCCGAGGTGGAAGCCGCAAACCACGGGTACGACCTGATCGCCGAGGCCGAAGCATGAACGCCAAGCTGGAACACCTGCAGAAGCGCGAGATAGCGCGGGCGATCGCGCAGGTAGAAAAAGCCACGGGTCGGGGCGCTATTGCGGAAGCCGTGCAGTACGCAGGCCAGCTGATACACCAGGAAAACAAACGCTCGGACCGCACGCTGGGCGCGGCCATGCAGAAAGCCTTGGCCGAGCGCGAAGACCTGCTGGAGCTGATGCGCCAGCTGAACGACGCGACGCGCAAGAAGATTGACTCCCTAAAGTAGGGAATGGAGCCGACAATGACCGAACAAGCCGAACAGAACGCCCCGGGAATCAGCAGCGAGGAGCTGGCACGCCTGACCGCCGAGTTCCTCAACCGTGGGTGCCAGATCGCCGTCTGTGCGCAGGGAGAGACCGCCCTGCCCTACGGCGTCGCCGCCGCACGCAAAACCGAGACCGCCGCGCGCAACGCCCGCACAGAGGGGCTGCGCCGCAAGGCCGAGAAGGCCGACGCGCTGGACGTGGAAGCGATCCGCAAGGCGCTGGACGCCGACGACAAGTCGCTGATGCCGAGGATATCCAACGAACGCCTCAAGCGGTTGGTACACGCCTATTTCAAGGACGACGCCCGGGCGCAGGCGCTACTGCCGGTGAACCGTACGGTCGCAGCCGAGCGCCGAGCGCAGGAAGCGATCAAGCGAATCGTGGCGCTGCGCGACAGCGGCATGGTGGGGATCAAGAGCATCGCCGCCGCGCTCGACCTACAGTACGACTACGTGGCCAAGCTGAACACCCAGCACCAGCTGGGAATCATGAAGGCTTCGCCCGGATTCAGGAGCAAGAAGGCATGATCACTCGAACCTCATTCAACAAGCGATTGCTGGATAACATCGGCGAAGCCATGCGCGTGGCTGCCTACAACTCGCGGATGTGGTCGGCTGCTGCCGGCTGCGCCTCGAAGGGCACGGCCTACGTGCCGAACGCCAGGGGCCGCCTGATGATGCGCGTGGACCACGCCCGGGGAGAGCCGCAGGCGTTCCAGTTTTACGACAAGCACCAGCGCAACATCACCAGCATGGTGCTCGAAGCGCTGCGCCGGGGGCGACCATGACCCCGCTCCAGCGCTGGGCGGTATCGAACGCGTTCGCCCGCGCGCTGGTGATCACGTGGAGTTGCGCGCCGTTCGGACCGATCAAGTTCGTCAAGTGGTTCATCCGCTGGAAGTCGTTGGGACGGGTGGCCGTCGACCTGAACTTGGCGTGCGACAAGCCATCCGACGCTGGCTACCTGTTCGCCCCGCGCATGGTCGAAGTGTACGGGTACGAGCGAGCTCGGCGGGTGGCTCTCGCCACGGTGAGGATCGAAGGCAACATAGCGGCTGGGCACCCGTTCGACTTGGGCGTGCTGATGTGGTTCGTCCACCACGCCCGGGCGGTGATGTGATGGCCTACGCAACGGCCGACATGGCCGCCCGGCTGTTCGAGCTCGGGTTCTCCAGTATGCGGATCGGCCTGGACCGCGAGGAGGGGTTCTGCAGGCTACGCAACGGCCGGACGGAGACGATCATCTACACCTGGGACAAGCGCGACCGGACCTCGCTCGAGGTGCCGCCTGCCGAGGAGGTGTTCTGGGTCGCCAGTTCGGCCGGCGTGTCGAAGGCCGGCGGGCTCGAGGTGGTCGTGCCGGCCAGTGAGCGGTGCCCGGACCCGGTGACCTGTTTTGTAAGTGCGGAGGTGCGAGGATGGAAACGCCAGACCTGATGCCGCCCGGCTGGGAGCGTGGGGACCGTGGGCTGACCACCTGCGCGCACGACTTGGTGTGGACCCGGCGCGACAGCAGCCTGAGCAAGATGGTGCAGCGGGTGCAGTTCGACTTGCACCAGGGTGGGTACGTGTTCGGCGTGGTCGGCGTAGACGCGACTTATAGTCGACCTCGGCCGAACGTTGCGCCCGCCACCTACAGGTTCAACCCAATGTCACCAGTGTTCCCTTCGCCGCAAGCAGCAGCTGTGTGGGCCACGATCGAGGGGCTGACATGAGCAGGGGACAGCAGCCCACGACACCGTTCGGCGGCTGACAACCAGTTGGAGATTGCTTGCTACCGCCGTGGGTAGTGTAAACTAGGCTTACATTTTCAGTAACACCAACCGCAACTTCCCTACTCTAGGGAATCAACCAACGATGTTCAGGAGAACACCATGAAAGTCAACGACCTGACCGCTATCACCGTCGCCCTCTACAACGCGAACCGCACCGGCATGTACTGGGGTTCGCCAGGCATCGGCAAGTCGGACAGCTTCCGCGCCGCCGCTGAGCAGATCAAGAACTCGCTGGGCCTGACTGGTCCGGTGCTCGAGCGTCACCAGATCAAGCCGTTCCTCGCACGTGGTGGCGATATCCGCACGACCTTCGGCCTGTTCGACCTGCGCCTGTCGCAGATGGACCCGGTGGAAGTGGGCGGCCTGCCGCGCGAGAACCGCACCAATGGCACGATGGAGAAGCTGCCGCCAAGCTGGTTCGCCCACACCCTGCGCGACGACCTGCCTGACTTCGGCATCCTGCTGCTGGAGGAGCTGCCGTCCGCACCAATGAGCGTGCAGACCGCGGCGTACCAGATCACCCTGGACAAGGTGATCGAGGACTACAAGTTGAAGGAAGGCTGGGCCACGTTCGCTGCGGGCAACCGCCTGACCGACGGCGGCCAGTACTTCAAGATGCCGAACGCATTGGCCAACCGCCTGTGCCACATCGACGTCGAGTCGGACGTGGACAGCTGGCGCCAGTGGGCACTGGAACACAACATCGACCATAGCCTGATCGCGTTCATCAGCTTCCGCTCGGACCTGCTGAACACCACCGAGGACCACGTGAAGAACAAGGGCAAGGGCTTTGCCTTCGCCACCGAGCGCCAGTGGGCTGCGGTCAACGACTTCCTGACCAACAACCCAGGCGCCGACGCGTCGGTGATGCACGCTGTGGTGAGCGGCCTGGTGGGCTCCGGCCCGGCCGCCGAGTACATCGGGTTCCGTGACGTGTGGAACAACATGCCGAGCATCGACGGCATCCTGATCGAGCCGGACACTGCGATCCTGCCTGAGGACGCGGCCACCCAGTTCGCCGTGATGACTGCGCTGGCGGCACGTGCGACCTATGACAACCTCGCCCAGTGCCTGCGCTACACCGACCGTCTGATGGCCAAGGGTCGCCCGGAGATGGCCGTGCTGTTCATCAAGGACATGCAGATTCGCCAGAACCTGGCATTCGAACAGGCCAAGGCAGAGGGCCGGGCGTTCCAGCGCGCTGAGGCGTCGCCGGCGTACACGATGTGGGCCTCGCGCAACGTCCAGCTGTTTGGCTGATGGCCAGCGAGCGGAAGAAGCGGGCCAAGCAAATGGCCCGCCTCGGCTGGGTGTGGGAGCCGAGCTGGAACAGCTGGGTATTCTTCGACCTGTGGTCCAACCCGGCAGCGTACATCCAGTATCGGGCGGGACAGAAAGACTGGCAGCTTGGCGAGGTGTTGCACCCTGACGGGGTTCCTGAGTGGGGCGAGGCGTTCGGCAGTCCCCTGGCCGCAGCTGTATTCGCTGAAGTGCAGCTCGCCGACAGGCTGGCCGCCGTGCGGAAGGAGATTGAGGGCTGCAACAGGGAGCGCATTGGACTATGAACGCCCAAAAAACACCGACCCAACTTCGCCGTGAGCACGAAGCCCGCACCGGAATGCGGGCGAACATGAGAACGTTCGGGTTCGAGGCGGTCAAGTACCGCCTCACTGGTGAGCCGACACGGTTCCGTGAGCAGACGGCGCGGGGCGAAGGAGGGTTCTTCATCCAGCGCACAATAGACAACATGTGGCGCATCGGCTGGCAGTCCGGCCGGCCGGTAGTCGGGGTCAAGGGAGGGCAGTGGTACCCCGAGCGCCCAGTCGAGTCACCATTATTTCCCGGGCCAGTAGCCGCAGCGCTGTGGTTCGAGGTGGAGAAATCAAATGGAACGATCCGTTTTAGACAGAGCCAAGACGCAGCTCGTACTCAATGAGCCGTTCTACGCCACGATTCTACTCAAGCTGGAACTGGTTGAGTGTGAGTCGGTGCCGGGGCTCGGCCCGCTGTGGCTGGCTGCCACCGACGGGCAGCACCTGTTCGTCAACCCGAAGAACTTCGAGCAGCTGTCCGTGGCCAAGGCCAAGGGCGTGCTCAAGCACGAGGTGATGCACGTCGCCCAGCTCCACCCGTTCCGCGGGCAGGGCAAGGAGCAGGTGCGCTGGAACAAGGCGACCGACGACGTGATCAACCCGATGATCATCGACGAGGGCGGCGAACTACCTGACGGCGTGCGCTCCGGTGTGCGCGGCATGTCAGCCGAGGAGCGTTACAAAGACCTGCCGCCTGAGCCGCCGGGACAGGGAGGTGGCGGCTCTGGTCCGCACGACCCGCTGGGGCACGACGTCCTGCCGGCGCCGGACAAGAGCCAGGCTGCGGTGGACAAGACCAAGGCGATGATCGCCCAGGCTGCGTCGGTAGCGAAGGCACGCGGCAAGCTGCCCGAGTCGCTGCGCTCGGAGATCGACAAGGTGCTCAAGCCCCGCGTCGACTGGAAGGAGCAGCTGCGCCAGTGGCTGACCGAGGCGTCGCAGGCGGACTACTCGTTCCGCCGACCGAACCGTCGCTTCATCACCGGCGACGATCCGATCTACCTGCCGTCGATGATGGGTGACAACCAGGCGATGGACACGCTGGTCGTGGTGCTGGATACCTCTGGCTCCATCACGATGGCTGAGCTGTCGCAGGGGCTGGGCGAAATCTGCGGCGCCGTGGCTGACGTGTCTCCGAAGCGGTTGGTGGTAGCCTACTGCGACGCAAAGGTGCAGCACCACGACGTGTTCGACCAGCCGCAGGGTGCAGAGGTAGCCAAGTCGTTCGAGCACCACGACGTGTTCGACCAGCCGCAGGGTGCAGAGGTAGCCAAGTCGTTCGAGCGCCACGGCGCGGGCGGCACGAACATGGTGGCGGCCCTCAAGTGGGTCAACCGCAACTACCCGACGGCCAAGGGGGTGATCGTCTGGACCGACGGCGAGACTCCGTTCGGCAACGAGGAGGACTACGAGTACCCCGTGCTGTGGGCGATTACCTCCCCTCGTATCGAAGCGGACTGGGGGACAACGCTGCACGTTGTCGTCGGCGATGACTAAGTGGCAGCCGCTGCACTCGGCGTTCCCAGGTGATACGGCGCAGGTGCTCAAGTACCTGCTGCCGAACACGCTGGTGAACGCCACGGCGGTTGCGAACGCGCCAACCCACGACGATCCGCTGGGTACAAAGCCGAAGCTGACGGCGGCATACAGGCCGAGCTTGTCCGGGGCGCCGAGACTGCAGTTCAAGGTGTTCGACAGGCATACGCCAGAGCTCGAGCCCGAGGCGATGGAGGTGTACCTGTACGTCGAGTGGCCAGAGGTATTCAGGAGGGCGCCATGATCGCCGGCTGGGTGGCCCTCAAGGAAGGGTACTGCCGGGCCAAGCTGGAAGTCGGCGCCAATGGGCGGCCGCACATACCGAAGTTCGACCGGATGCACGCGCCGCACGTCATGCCTGACAGCTGGGGTGGTGGATGGGTAGCCCTCGACGGTTCGCCGGAGGCCAGGCCATTCCCCAACCGACTGGTGGAGGGCGTGGTGTTTCCCACAGCAGAGGCTGCGATGGTCGCGGCCGAGGTAGAACTTGCCAATCGGCAACCATAGTGTAAACTCGGTATACATTCCCTAAAGTAGGGAGTAGCCGCAACTTTTCAGGAGTAAGACATGAACGCATACGACACTTCGAACATCCATGCCCGTGTGATGTTGGTCAATCTGAACATCGCTCAGTGGTCGGCCCGCAAGATCGACAAGCGCGCCTCAGCCGAGGTGGCTGCGGCCAACAAGGCAGAGTCCCGCAACGGCGCGTACTACAAGTCATTAGTAGAAGGCGGCTCGCTCGAGAAGATCAAGCGCCTGGTCACCCAAGCCCGCGCCGAGCACTACCACCGCACTCTGCCATGGTCTGACGCCGGGCCCCGCGTGTTGGCGAACACTGGCTACCTCGAGTACGCCCAGAAGATGGGCGAGTTCGGGCAGCAGTTCGACAGCCTGGTCGCTCAGTTCCTCAAGGAGTACCCGCTGATGAAGCAGGAGGCCAAGCGCCTGCTGGGCAACCTGTTCGACGAAGCGGACTACCCGGACCTGCAGCGTGTCGCCGACAAGTTCTCGTTCAAGACCAGTGTGACGCCGCTGCCGATCGGCGACGACTTCCGCTGCGACCTGGGCCAGGAAGAAGTCGACCGCATCCGCGCAGAGATCACGGCCACCACGACCAGCGCTGTGCAGCAGGCGGTGACCGAGGCGTACGAGCGGATCAGCAAGGTGGTCGACTCGTACATCGACCGGCTGGCCGGCGCCGAGACTGTGTTCCGCGACAGCCTGGTGGGCAACGCCCGCGATCTGGTGGATATCCTGCCGTCGCTGAACATCACGAACGATCCGAAGCTGGCCGAGCTGACCAGCCGACTGCAGAGCAAGCTGTGCGCCCACGACCCGGACGCTCTGCGCAACAACCAAACCGTGCGCAAGGCCACCTATGAGGAGGCCGTGTCGATGCGCAAAGACCTGCTGGATTTCTTTGGGGGTGCGATGTGAGTCACCACGAATCGAACGACGAGCTCACCCGCCGGATGGTCCGGCTGGAGACCCGGGTCAGCAACGCACTGCGCTGCGTGGGGATTGTCCCCGGCGCCACGCCGGCGGACGCCACGACTGGCCGGGCAATCTACGACGTGGAGGGCCCGCAAGGGCTCCCCGCGGTGTACGTCACCACGCCTGAGGTAACGATCGGGGAAGTCCTCGCTTGTGCAACACGTGGCGGCAACGGCAGCAGCACCGACGTGACAGTCGTGCTGTGCAACCAAGTGGTGGGCGTACTCCGCGTCCACGGAAAACCCAGAGGGCATAAGCCATGCAAACAGAAAAACTGATCGCCACCGACGCACCGTCCAAAGAAGAACTGATGGCCGAGGCCAAGGCCGAAGCAACCAAGGCGCTTGAGAGCGGCGCGTCGTTCGTGCTGGTCACCGTGGCCCGGAACGAGTCAGGCTCCCAGATCGGCATGATCGCCGCCGTCGACCAGCGCGAGCTGTACGAGGCAGCCGTGGCGCTGACCACTGCGGTGGGTGCCATCTCGATCGGCGACGCTGGCATGTCCGCCCTGCCCGCTGACGCAGCTCAGACCTTGGCCCTGATCTCAGGCATCCGCTCGCTGCAGAGCTACGCCACCGACGCAGTCAATGCCGCTGCCTCGGTGCAGCCGACCACTGAATCCAAGCACTGACCGTGCGCCGGAGGCTCAGCAAACAGCACTGCCGGTGCACCTCGAAGACGAAGTGCGGCCGGCGGTTCAAGGGGTTCCCGGGCGTGACGCCTTGCCCTCACTGCGGAGCCGCCGGCAGGTTGGACAAGTGGGCGGACAAGAAGCCCTGGAAGAAACGCGACAGGCTCTGCTACTGCAGCGCCTATGAATGGGGCGCGTACGGGTCGCCGCACCGTGAGGGGTACGGCGCCTGCTACTACGCACCGAGGAGGGACGATGACACCCAAGAAACCGATGCTGGCGTGTGACGCGCCGGCCGTTCTCAACTTCCCGCTGGTCGTCAGCCCTAAGCTGGACGGCATTCGCTGCACAGTCTGGCCAGGCGAGCCGATGACCCGGGCGCTCAAGCCAATCCCCAACAAGTTCGTGCGTGAGACACTGGCCACCGCCCGGCTGCCGGCTGTGTTCGACGGCGAGCTGGTGGTAGGTGAGGCGAACCACCCCGATGTGTACCGCCGCACTACTAGTGGGATCATGTCGCACGAGGGCCAGCCCGACTTCACCTTCTGGGTGTTCGACTACGTGCCAGGGGTTACCAACGGACTTATCGAGAACACCTTCGAGGCCAGGTATGCGCGGCTCACCAACCAGACCGGCGCGATCCAGGCAGTGCACCCCTGGTTTAAGGTGCTGCCTCAGACCGTGGTGCACAACCGCGACCAGCTGGATGGGTACGAGCAGCAGATGCTGGCCGAGGGGTTCGAGGGGATCATCGCCCGCAGCCTCGACGCCCCATACAAGCACGGTCGGTCGACCCCGAAGGAAGGCTACCTGCTGAAGGTGAAGCGGTTCGTGGATACCGAGGTCGAGGTGGTCGGTGTCGAGGAGCTGATGCACAACGCCAACGAGGCGACGATCAACGAGTTGGGCCACACCCAGCGCAGCAGCGCCATGGCAGGGCTCGTGCCGGCCGGCGTACTGGGTGCGCTGATCTGCCGCTGGGGCGCGCACACGTTCAAGGTCGGCACCGGGTTCACGGCTGAGCACCGGGCTGAGCTGTGGCAGAAGCGCGACGCGCTGATCGGCAGCCTGGCGAAGATCAAGTACTTCGAGCAGGGGATGAAAGACTTGCCTCGCCACCCGGTGTGGTTGGGGTTCCGCGACGGGAGGGACATGTGATGAACAAGCAAGAGCACGAAGCCCTGCGGCTGTGTGTCGAAGCGCTCGACCAGCTGCTGCCGTACCTGGCCAAGGTGCCGGCCGACGTCGGGCTGCTGAACGATGCGCTGGTGGCAGCACGGCCGCTACTCAAGCAGGAGCCAGCCCCGGCGCAGACCGCCCCGCAGGGCAAGTTCGCCATCGGCGACCGCGTGAAGAAGACCAGTGGCAGCGAGTGGGTCGGCCGCGTCTGCGGCACCTACTCCACACCCCTGACCCCGGAAGGCTACGCCGTGGAGAGCGAAGCGCACGCCGGCAGTGTGCAGATTTACCCGGACAAGGCGCTGGAAGCTGCGCCGGAGGAGTGACCATGGCCTGCGTTGTGGTGTACCCGAACCCGATGAAGCCGAAGCCAGGGCGCCCGCTCTGGCACATGCTCAAGGGGCAGCTGGATGGCAAGCCGTGCCGCTGGTCAGTCACCGTCTGGTACGACGTACCCGAGCAGGCGCTCGGGTATGACGAGGTACTGGGCATCCACGAGAAGAACCCGCGCAAGCTGTCGCTACGAGTCGACAAGCCAAGCTGGTTGCAGGACGTCATTCGGGAAGTGATCGACCCGGAGATGGCCGCCGAAGCCGAGCGCGTCCGCGCGATCGTGCCCGACGGCAAGATCACCAACATCAAATGGCAAGCAGTTCAGGAGAGATAATGTGAACCAGAACGACGAGCAGGTGATGGTCGTACCGCGGGAGCTAGCAGCCCGCGCAGCGGGCAAGCTGAGCGACTTGGGACAAAGCCAAGTATCAGAACCTTTGTTTGAGATCATCAACGAGCAGGACGAGCTGCGTGGTACGCCCCGCCACCGGCGAGCTGGCTACGACGTCGACGTACCTGGCTACGAGAAGCTGCGCAACGTACTCGAGCGGGCGTACGACCAGGCAGCAGTAACCAAGGGCGCCGAGCGGCACGCCAACGACAGACCGTTCCACGAGCAGCCGATGCAGACCATCGCCGACCGCCGTGGCATCGGCTTCATCCTCGGCCAGGTCGACAAGAAGACCGAGGAAGCGCAAGGCATGATCGACCGCGGCGAAAACGACAAGGCGGTCCACGAACTACTCGGTGCCATCGTGTACCTGGCTGGCGCCATCATCTTTCTGGAGAAGTGACATGACTCAAGATGTCAGCATCGACCTCGAAACCCTGGGCAAAAACCCGCAGGCGCTTATCCTTTCGATCGGCGCCGTGAAGTTCAACCGCCACACTGGCGTGATCCTCGACGAGTTCTACCGTGTCATCGACATTGAGGCCGAGGGCGGCGGCGTCATTGACGCCAGCACCGTGGCCTGGTGGATGCGCCAGGAGGCAGCCGCGCGTGACGCTGTCTTCGGCGAGGAAGTAGATAAGGTGCCGCTGCTGCACGCACTGGTGGAGTTCAGCGAGTGGCTCGGCTACAACGAGGAGCTCGAGGACGGCAAGTGGCCGGACGTGTACCTGTGGCAGCGCGGGGACAAGGATGCGCAGTGGCTGACCAGCGCCTACGAAGGCATGGGCCTGCGGGTTCCGTTCCCCTACTGGGCGGTGGGCGACCAGCGCACCCTGTGCAACGCCATCCCTGCCACCTATCCTGGCCGTGCCGGCGTGCACCACAACGCGTTGGCGGACGCCATCTACCAGGCGGGCTGCATCCACGCTGCGTTCGATCGGATCAAGCAGCTGGATACCCTGCGCGTCGAGCGTACTGAGGACGGCCTGCGCGTGCGCTGCGTGAACGACGTTGGCACCGCCGCTGTGTACGTCGACCCGGTCGGACTGGCGCACGAGGTGTTCGCTGCTCAGGCCACGGCGCCGTCGGACAGCGAAACGGAGTGACGTGTCGTGGGTGTGGTGTATACTCACACCACACCCACATACCGAGAAGCAGCATGATCAACTGGCGAGACGCCTACAACGCCCTGTCGAGGGCAGGCTATAGCGACAGCCAGATCGCAGACCTGGCGCAGCTAAGCCGGTACGTTGTGAACCGCGTGCGCAACGGCAAGTACATTCACAACCACCTCGGGCCTGGCTACGAGGGTGGCATGGCAGTGCTCGGCGCTATCGACGCCGCGGTGGGCCAGGGTCTTTTGCCGGCAGACCCAATGAACAAAACGGCAGAAGGCGAGCCTGAGCAGTAGCGAGTTCACGGATAGGCCGTGGCCGCTACGGAGGCTATGCCATGAGCAAGATTGCAGACGAGCTACACGCAGCATCCCGACCCCTGTTTGAGGCGATCGCCGCCATCATCGAGGGCAAGAGTACGTCGGCACCCCAGCCGCAGCCGGACCCCCAGCCAGAGCCGCGCAAGCGGGGCGTCATGGGGCTGAACCTGGGTATGGGGGCTGGAGCCGAAGGGTTCCTGCCTGGCACGCAGGGGCAGCATTACATGCTGCCGGTGGAGTCGGAGATCAAGCGGGCCGTCGAGCAGTACGGCGTGAAGCGGTTCAGGATCGGTGGGCTGTGGGAGCGGTGCATCAAGCCCGGCGGCAAGTCGGAGGTGTACCTAGGGCACGATCCGCAGGGCAAGCCGTACACCCTGACGCAGGCGCTGCAGGTGGGGCGCTGGTGCAAGAAGTATGGGGCCACGATCCTCTGGGACTTAATGCACAACTACGGCGGCTACAGCAGCACCGGCAGTGGGGCGCAGCGCAAGAAGGTAGGTGCCACTGGCGGACCAAGCACCAAGCTGTTCGCCAAAGACTGGGCGGCCATCATCAAGGTGCTGCGCTCCGACCCGGATTGTTGGGAGGCGACGTACGGGATCGACACTATGAACGAGTGGGTAGGCGTCAGCCACGCCACCGTGTTCGACGCGGCGCAGCAGTTCCTCGACGAGTGCGCCCCGCTGCTGGACAAGAAGATGGCGGTGTTCGAGGGTGCGGACTGGTCCAGCACAATCAACTGGGTCAAGAACAATCCCGACTACCACAAGCTGAAAGACCCGCGCGGTCCTGGGCTGGTCGAGTTCTCCGGCCACCTGTACCTCGACCAGAACGCCGGCGGTGGGTATGACACCGGCGACACGATCAGCGCGCAGGAGATGGCGGCGGGCGCGACGTTCGAGAACATCGGCGTCAAGCGGGCCGAGTCGTTCTTCAACTGGTTGGAGAAGAACGGGGTGAAGGGCAGCATCGGCGAGACGATTGTGCCTGGCGATTTCCCCGGGCTGTTGAAGGGCATGGACAACCTGATCCGCGAGGCGCTGGACCGCGGAGTCGACGTCTACGTGTTCGGGATGGGCGACTGGTTCGGCAAGACCGCGCACCACAACGTCGAGAGCGCACGCAACAAGAACATGCTGGAGCTGGTTAAGACCCACGCGAAGGCGAGTTGACAACCAACCGCCCGTCCAGGCGACGGGCACTCGGGGGCTACATGCTGACACCCATAACGATTGACTTCGAGACCTACTACTCGAGCAAGGCCAACGGCGAATACTCACTGACGTGGATGACGGCCGAGGAGTACGTTCGTGACAAGCGGTTCCAGATCATCGGCTTCTCCCTGAAATACGGCGACGCCCCCAGCCAGTGGTTCTCTGGCGACGAAGCCTACATGCTCGGCATCATCCGCAGTATCGACTGGTCGAGGGCCATGGCGATCGGGCACAACATGTCTGAGTTCGACAGCCTGATCCTGACGGAAATCTGCGGAGTACGGCCGCGTGCCTACGGCTGCACGCTGCAGATGGCACGCGCGCTGCACGCCGGCAAGCAGGCCAAGAGCCTGGAGAAACTGTGCGAACTGTACCGCCTGCCACCCAAGGGCAAGGAGGTGCTCAAGGCGGTGGACAAACGCCGCGAGGACTTCACGCCGTACGAACTGGCTGAGTACGGCGCCTACTGCGGCAACTCGGCGTACGCCCGCAACCCTGACGGCACGCCGCGCTGGGGCGACAGCGACCTGACCTGGGAGGTGTTCAAGCTCATGGCGCCGTTGATCCCGCGCAATGAGTTGCAGTTGGCGCACCTGTCCACCCGGATGTTTGCCGAGCCACGACTCGCCCTGGACCTGCCGCTGCTGCGCACGATGCAGGCAGACATGGCGGCGCGCAAGGGCGAGCTGCTGTTGAAGGTGGCCGATATCCTGAAGATTCCGCAGATGGCTCCAGCCGAACGGACCCTGGCGGTGCAGCGGGCGCTGCGCAAGGACGCTGTGCTGGCCGACGTGCTGGTCAATCAGTACGACCTGCAGCCGCCGATGAAGGCCAGCCCGAAGCAGCGCAACCCCGACGGCTCGCCGAAGATGGTGTATGCGTTCGCCAAGACCGACGAGGGCATGGACGAGCTGCTCAACTTCGAAGACCCCGACGATCCGGTCGGGTCGGAGGAGATACAGGCGCTGGCAGCTGCGCGCCTGGGCGTGAAGTCGACTCTGGCCGAGAGCCGCGTCGCTCGCTTCGTCGGTATCGCCGAGCGCGGCAACCTGCCAGTGCCCTTGGCATTCGGCAAGACGCACACCAGCCGGCTGGCCGGCGCGCAGAAGATCAACATGCAGAACCTGTCGGGCAGTAAGGGGGTACACGCCCGCACGCCGATCGGCACTTTGATCTGGACACCTGGCGGAGTGACAAGGCTTCACAAGTTTAACAAGGCTACCAACCAGCTAATGGATATCAACGGTACCATCTACTCGGCCGACGCATGCCACGTCGCCGGGCTGCGGGACGCGATCGTCGCGCCGCATGGCAAGAAGCTGGTGGTGGCCGACTCGAGTCAGATCGAACTGCGCGTCTGCCACCTGCTGGCCGGCCAGCTGGATACCGTCGAGGAGCTGCGCGCGGGCATCGACGTGTACTCGTCGTTCGCCTCTACCCTGTACGGCCGGCCGATCACCAAGGCCGACAAGAAGGAGCGCCAGCACGGGAAGGTAGGCATGCTGCAGCTGCAGTACCAGGCGGGCGGCAGCTCGTTCCGCAACGCCGCGCGGATCATGGGTGGAGTTCGCTTGACCGAGGACGAGGCGTACGGCACAGTGGACACATACCGCAACCGCTTCACCTACGTGCGTCAGTTCTGGGAGAAGTGCCGCCGGGCAATCGTGAAGATGCACCAGGGCGGCGGTGGCTACATCGACGAGTGGGGGCTTTGCCAGCTGGAGCACAATCGCATTGTGATGCCGGGGCGCATGCCGCTCGTCTACGAAAACCTCAGGCAGGAGATGCTAGAGGGGTTCGGCAATCGTGGGCCGGAGATGCAGTGGGTCTACGACGACAAAGAAAAGCGGATGATGAAGAAGATTTACGGGGGCTCCGTGACGGAGAACCTGTGCCAGTGGATCGCGCGGCACGTGGTGTTCGACCAGATGCTGGAGTGCGAGCGCCGCTGGGGCAACTACCACCGCGATGGCGTGGGCGTGGTCCTGACCGTGCACGACGAGATCGGTCTGGTGGTGGACGAGGACGACGCCGAAGAATGCCTGGCGTTCTGCCTGGACGTAATGAGTCAGCCGCCGGTGTGGTGGCCTCAGCTGCCGGTGAAGGCAGAAGGCGGCATCGGGCAACGATATTCAGAAGCGAAATAAGCGGGGGTGATTATGGTAGTGGACATGAAGAAAGCCCGGCTCCGTGCCGGGCTGATGAAGGCGGCCGACACAGCCACACAGCTGGCCAACTTGGTGAAGTCGCCGGCCGACCGGGCGCGGCTCAAGGCCAAGGCCGAGCGCCTGGCCAAGCGTGCAGAGGAGCTGCCGACATGCGGATGATCATTGCAGGGTCTCGCGGGATCGACAGCTCGGCTGACTACGTGCGGCTGAAGAACGCGGTGATGAAGTTCCCCATGCCGACGGAGATCATCAGTGGCGGGGCCAAGGGGCCGGACCAGATGGGCGAGCGTATCGCCGCCGAGTTCGGCATCCCGGTCAAGCAGTTCATCCCGAAGTGGCAGAACCCCGACGGCTCGACCAACAAGGGCGCCGGCTTCATCCGCAACGGCGACATGGCTGTGTACGCCAGCGAGGTGGAAGGTAGCGTGCTGGTGGCGATGTGGGACGGCGTCAGCCGTGGCACGGCGCAGATGATCGAAGTGGCCAAGAACTACGGGCTGACCGTCGAGGTGGTTCACCCGATGGCTGGCATCCTCAAGGACGCCACGCCGGCGGAGCCGTATATCTTCCCACAGTCGCACTCGTCGCTGAGCGTGTTCGAGACCTGCCCGCGCCAGTACGAAGCCAAGTACATCACCCGCGAGGTCAAGTTCCAGCAGGGCGCAGCCGCTGCCTGGGGCGACAAGGTGCACCTGGCGCTGGAAGGGTACCTGCTCAGTCAGGGTGCGCAGGCGCTGCCGCCGGAGATGGCACAGTACCAGGGGCTTGGGCAGTGGGTACTCCAGCGGGCGCAGCAGAACGGCGGCATCATCCACGTGGAGCGCAAGGCCGGGGTCAAGAAGGACCGGACCGCCAGCGCCTACGGCGCCAAGGGGAACTGGTTGCAGGGCAAGATCGACGTCACGATCGTCTACCCGCACCTTGCCAGCGCCGAGGTATTCGACTGGAAGACCAACGAGAAGATCAAGAACGACGCGACCCAGCTGAAGATGTACAACGGGTTCACGCTCGCTGGCTTCCCTGAGGTCGAGGTGGTACGCAGCGGCTACGTGTGGCTCAAGCATGGGCAGATCGCCCCGCCGCTGGCCACGTCGCGCGACGGCATCGACGATATCTGGGCCGTGTTCCAGCAGAAGTACGACCGCCTGCGCGACGCGTACATGCGAGGTACGTTCCCAGAGCGGCCGAACGGACTGTGCAAGAAGTACTGCGACGTGCTGTCCTGCCCGCACAACGGGAGGAAGTAGCCATGGCGTCCGCACCGAGGGGGTGGACGGAGGAGCAGGCCAGGGCAGCGGTGCAGTTGGGGTTCACGTTCCCATTCGGCAGTCAAGCTAGGAGCGGGTTCGGCAACGCAGTGGCGGTACGTGGGAGGCACCGGGTGTACCCACGGCTGGACCTGACTGTCGGCGGCCAGACGATGTTCGAGCCGTACACCGCAGGCCCGAATAGAAACGACGGGTGGGCGAAGCGTGGGTGCCCGAGGTGACGTTCCCTACGCCGGAGGCCGCCGTGGTCTGGGCAGACATAGAGGGGTGGGGCAGTGGCACAAACTCCTGAGGGTAAGGTAAAGGACAAGGCCCGTGCGCTGTACAAGCAGCACGGTGCCAAGTACGACCGGGCCGCCATGACGGGGATGGGGCAGAACGGGCGGGCAGACGATCTGGTCTGCCGCAGCCCGGACGGCCACTTCGGCGGCGTGGAGTTCAAGCGCGACAACGTGTTCAAGGTCAGTGCCCTGCAGCGCGTATGGCTGCAGGAGACGGAGCGCTGCGGCGGCAGCAGTATGGTGGTGAACCTCACCAACCTGACAATGCTCGAGCAGTGGCTCAAGGCGCCAGGCTGGCGGGTCAACGCGGTGTTCGAGAAGGACACTTGCGTCGGCCACGTGGCCAGAGCCACCGGGCACGAGGACGTGTTCATTAAAAACCCCGACGCGAAGTCGGGGAAAGACAGAGCATCACGGGCGTAGGCCCGCCCATAAACTACAACTGATTGGTGAGACATGCTAGTCCACAAGGAATCGAACAGTCTCATACTGAAGCTGCGCGACCCGTCGAGGGTCACAACCCACCTTCCCTACGCGAGGGTGGTACCGCTGGCAGGCGTCGGCGACGTCACCCAGGTGCGCTTCGGCCTGGACGAAGCGAGGGTGCTGCGCAACCTCGGGATCAACGCGCCGTCACCCATTCGCTACTTCTACCAGTACCCGATGCGGTCGCCGCTGCGGCCGTTCGACCATCAGGTGACCACCGCCGAGTTCCTGACGCTGAACCGCCGGGCGATCTGCCTGAACGACATGGGCACTGGCAAGACGCTGTCCACGCTGTGGGCGGCCGACTACCTGATGGAGCACAAGCAGGTGCGCCGCGCGATCGTGGTGTGCCCGAAGTCGACCATGCACTCGGTGTGGGAGAACGAGGTGTTCACCCACCTGCTGGCCAAGCGTAAGGTGCTGGTGCTCAACGGCGACCGCGGCAAGCGCCTGCGCACCCTGGCCCAGCCGGCGGATATCTACGTGATCAACCACGACGGCCTCAAGGTCGTCGAGCACGAGCTGCGCAAGCGGGACGACATTGACCTGTGGATCGTCGACGAGGCCAGCGCCTTCCGCAACGCACAGAGCAAGCGACACAAGCTGCTGGCCGACCTGATCCGTCCGACCTGCACACTGTGGCTGCTGACCGGCACACCGTGTCCGCAGGAACCGACTGACGCGTGGGGGCTGGCCAAGCTGCTGCACGGCAACGCCGTACGCCCGCAGTACTTCCGGCAGTTCAAGGAGCAGACCATGCTCCAGATCACCCAGTACAAGTGGGTGCCCAAGCCCGACGCGTTCGAGCAGGCGTACGCCATCCTGCAGCCTGGTATCCGGTTCAAGAAGGAGGACTGCCTGGACCTGCCGGACGTCACGTTCCAGACCCTGACGTGCCAGCTGTCGCCGGATCAGCAGGCGGCGTACAAGACCATGATCACCACGCTGGTGGCGAACATCAAGGGCGTGGATATCACTGCGGCCAACGCGGCGGTGAAGATGGTCAAGCTGCTGCAGGTGTGCGTCGGCGCGGTGTACGACGAGTTCGGGCAAGGGTACGAGATCGACAGCTCCGACCGCCTCAAGGTGTGCGAGGAGCTGTGCGAGCAGGCGGCTCACAAGGTCATCATCTTCGTGCCGTTCACCCATGCGCTCAATCAGGTGGCTGCCCACCTGCGCAAGCGGTGGACGGTCGAGACGGTGGACGGTAGTACCTCCGACACGCGGCGCAAGGAAATCTTCAACGACTTCCAGAACTCGCCCAACCCCAGGATTCTGGTGGCGCACCCGCAGACCACGGCCCACGGCCTGACGCTGACGGCGGCGGACACCACGATCTGGTACGCCCCGGTGACCAGCCTCGAGATATTCGAGCAGGCGAACAACCGCATGAACCGTCCGGGCCAGAAGAACAAGATGACCGTGGCGATGATCGCCGCGACCACCCTGGAGCAGAACCTGTACCAGGCGCTGAAGACCAAGCAGGCCGACCAGAACGCAGTGCTGTCGATGTTCAAGTCGGAACTGGGATTGGATACTTGACACGGATTGTATAAGGTGTAAACTGACAGCACACCAACCCAACGAGGTGACGACATGCAACAGAATGATCCGGTCCATCAGGACCAAGGCCAGTGGTGGTTCTACGACTGCACATGGACCGGGCGCTTCGGCCCCTATCCCGACGAGGCTACCGCTCGCGGGAACCTCCAGCAGTACGCCGCCTGGCTGGAAACCCAGAAGGTCGAGTCGGCTCAGCCGGCTGCAGAACAACCCGCTGAGCAGCAAGAGAAGGCTACCGAGGAGCCCAGCGAGGTCGCCGCAGCAGCCCAGCGCTACGCCGAACTGCGCGACCTCAAGGCCGAGATCACCGCCCGCCACAAGGAAGAACTGGCGGTGGTAGAGAAGGAACTGGCAATGGTGGACGCCGCATTGCTGGGTCACTTGAGCAACATGGGGGTCGATTCCGTGAAGGCCGGTAACCTGACCGTGTTCTTCCAGACCGAGCTCCGCGCCGGCATCGGCGACAAGGGCGCACTGATGGACTTCATCCGCCAGAGCGGCCAGCCCGAGCTCCTCCAGAGCCGGGTCAGCAGCACCGTACTCCGTGAGTACATGGAGAAGAACGGTGGCCACACCCCGCCAGGTGTGACCGCCCAATTCGAACGTGTCATTCGTGTTCGCAAAAACTGACGTAGGAGCTCCAACATGAGCAACGTGGTCCCCTTCCAAAACATGCAAGCCCCTGCCTTCCTGGCCCAGGTCAACCTTACCCCGGATCAGGTTCGCGCGATGAACGCAGCCGCAGCCGTCGGTACCGGCGGTGGCGGTCTGAACAAGATCAGCCTCAAGCAGTCCCGCTTCCGTATGGTCGTGGGTGGCCAGGAGCAGATCATCCCCTCCCTGTCGATCGACATGGTGCTGGTGCGCGTCAACGACGGCATCAACAAGACTTGGTACGAGAAGGACTGGAACCCGAACGAAGACGCCGGCATGCCGGACTGCTCCAGCGACGACGGCATCACCCCGCGCGCTGACTCTCCGAAGCGCCAGTGCGACACCTGTGCTGCCTGCCCTCGCAACCAGTGGGGCTCGAAGATCAATCAGGTGACCGGCGCCAAGGGCAAGCAGTGCCAGGACACCAAGCGCATGGCCATCCTGCCGCCGGGTCCAGACGGACGCTACGCATCCAGCGACAGCCTGTTCCAGCTGGCCGTGCCGCCGGCATCGCTCGGCGACTTCGGTGGGTTCGTGCGCAACCTGGCTGCCATGCCAACCCCGGCTGCGTACAACATGGTGGTGTGCGAGGTCTCGTTTGACCCTCAGGTCACCTACCCGAAAATCCTGTTCCGCCCCAAGCGCTGGCTCGACAACGACGAGTGGGAGCATGTCAGCAAGCTGTACGATGATCAGGAGACCAAGCGCGTAGCTGGCCTCGCTGAGGCCCAGACCATGCAGCTGACCAATGCGAACAACGTCGCGCCGCAGGCCCAGCCGCAGATGCAGCAACAGGCTCAGCAGAACTGGAACCAACCTCAGCAGCAGGTGCAGCCGCAGCAGAACTGGAACCAACCTCAGCAGCAGGTGCAGCCGCAGCAGAACTGGAACCAGCCGCAGCAGATGGCTCAGCAGCCTCAGGCCGTTGACCAGGGCGCCAACTGGAACCAGCCCCAGCAGGCCCAGCCGCAGCAGAACTGGAACCAGCCGCAGCAGCAGCCTCAGCAGCCGGTGCAGCAGCAGCCTCAGCAGCAGCCTCAGCAGCCGGTGCAGCAGCCGGTGCAGCGCGAACGTGGCAAGCCGGCACCTGGTCGTAGTCGTCGGACCAAGGAGGAGATGGAGGAAGACCGCCTGGCCGACGAGCGCGACGCTATGATGGCGCAGCAGAACGCTCAGACCCAGCAGCCGGCGCAACAGCAGGCTCAGCAACCGCAGCAGAGCTGGGGCCAGCCGCAGCCGGTGGCTCAACAGCCGGTACAGCAGGCCCAGCAGATGCAGGTCGACCCGAACAACCCCTGGGCCGGCGCCGGTCAGCAGCCTCAGCAGACGGGGGCTCCGATCCAGCCCAACGTCATGGGCGGTGACGTAGCCAGTGCCTTCCAGGGCTGGGACGATCCGCAGTAACCACCCACGGGGCGCTTCGGCGCCCCGTTCCTAAGAGGATACCGCTATGCTTTCGAAAGAAGAGTTCGCCGCATTCCTGGCGCTGCTACTGGCCTTTGCCAAGGCCAATGGGTTCTCGGCCGTCATGGTCGCCAAGGCGCTCGGCGTGAGCCACCAGACTACCGCCCGCTGGATCGCCGAGGCACGCCGCCTGGCCGCCGGCGAGGAGCCGAAGATCACTGCCTACACCTTCATGGTCGAGCCCGTTGCCGAGAAGCTCAACCGACTTAACGAACTGAACGAAGCCAGCGGCCTGTACGCCGCTATCACGCGCGAGACTCCGCAGAAGAAACTGGAGATTCTTCATGGGGCACTGGACGGCCGGGCGCTCTGATAGACTCAAAGCGCCCGCGAAGGAGGCCCACGTGGATACCCTAGAATTTCTCCGTTTGGTTTGGCCGTCCAATGGCCAGTATCTGATCCTGATCCCCATCCAGTTTCCAGACAAGGTGACCGGGAAAACGATCAAAAGTTTCAAGCACTTCGCATACCAGACTATTGAGGAGGCCGCAACCGCCGCACAATCTCTAGCCAACGATCGGGACAACCCGGTCGACGTGTTCTTCGCCCTCGGCTCCGTCAAGGAAGACTTGACCCGGATGCGCAAGGAAGACCGCGAGGCACTGGGCAAAAAGGTTCGAGGCGTGCACCGCAGTGGTCACGACAACACCTGCGAGGTGAAGGCGTTCTGGCTGGACCTCGACGTCAAGGCTGATCCTCAGGCGTACGCCACCCAGCCAGAAGCGGCTACGGCGCTGCGCGAGTTCTGCCAGGTTATGGGTCTGCCCAAACCAATGGTCACTTCGTCGGGCGGTGGCCTGCACGTGTACTGGCCACTGACCGAAGCGCTGGACCCGGACAAGTGGCAGCACTACGCTTCTATCCTGAAGCAGTTGTCAGATAGCTGGGGGCTGCGTGCCGACCCGTCCAGAACAGCAGACCGCGCGAGCGTCCTGCGGCCGGTAGGCACCCACAACTGGAAGACCGGTGCGCCTCGCACTGTGCAGGTCGTAATGGCCAGCCAGCCTGTGTCGACCGACGCGTTCCTCCAGCGACTGGCCTACCTCGTCGAGACGATGAACCTGCCGCCGGTGCAGCCGCCGCGCCACCAGCTGAACGTTGCGCAGGGGATGGTGCTGCCTGGCACCCCACTGGCCGGAAACCCACTGGCTGCGGCCGTGGACGTGGCAGCGATGAACGAGGCGGCTGCGGCCGGCGCAGGCTACGAGCAGGCGGACCCGCGGGAGGTGGTTGCCAAGTGCCCGCAGCTAGCCTGGCAGGCGGCGAACCAAGCGGCTGTGCCCGAGCCACTCTGGTACGCCATGATCGGCTGCCTGCGCCACGCCAAGGACGGAGCCAAGGCGGTGCACTTCATGTCGAGGCAGAGCCCTACCTACGACGTGATCGTCACCGACATGAAGCTGCAGCAGCACGCAGACGGTGGGTTCCCGCCAAGCCTGTGCGCCACGTTCGAGCACCATCGACCAGGCGGGTGCGACGGCTGTCCGTTCCGCGGCAAGATCAAGACACCGCTGCAGGTTGTGCGCAAGCTCGAGCAGGTGGCACCGCCGGTGGTTCAGCTGGCCGCGGCTGCCGGCACCGTGTCGATCGCACTGCCTCCGCCGCCCCCGCCGTTCAAGCGGGTGGTGAACCCTATGACCGGGACCGCGCGGATCGCAATGACGGTCGGCGACAAGAACGGGGTCGAGGAAGATATCGTCCTGTACGAGTACGACCTGTACCCGTCGCGGCTGATCTTCGACGAACGGGAGAACCGCTACAACGTGGTGGTCCACCGGTGGCTGCCCAAGGACGGCTGGAAGGAGTTCGATATCCCGACCGGCAAGCTGTATGACCGCAAGCAACTGGCCATGACGCTCGGCGACATTGGCGTGATGCCCGACCTGGGGCATGTGGAGGAGATCGTGCAATATCTCGTTGGCTACATCCGCGACCTGCAGAAAGTAGCTGCAGCGTCGACGATCTACGCTCAGCTGGGCTGGCGCCCGGAGATGGACAAGTTCGTGCTGCCAGACCGGATCATCACCGCCAGTGGCGTGGAGCCGATCACGGTCAGTCGCAACATCACCAACGCGCTCAGCTGGATGGAGCCGCGTGGCGACCTCGAAGTGTGGAAGCGCGTAGTGGCTGCGTACGAGCGCCCTGGCATGGAGGCCCACCAATTCGGCTTCGGCGTGGGGTTCGCGTCGCCACTGTTCGCGTTCACCAACTTCGGCGGCATGCTGGTATCCATGATCGGCGAGCGCGGCGCGGGCAAGTCGTCCTCAGCCATGTCGGCGAACTCGATCTATGGCCACCCGAAGATGGGCTGGGCTGACCGGGAGAACGACACTGCCAGGGCGTTCGTGCAGAAGCTGGGCGTGCTGAACAACCTGCCGGCCACCTACGACGAGCACACCAACCTCGACGGCGACATGGTGTCGGACCTGTGCTACATGGTCTCGAAGGGTCAGGGGCGCCAGCGCCTGCAGCAGAACGGCGACGCCGCGCAGAACCACGGCAACTGGCACCTGATGATGCTGATGACTGGCAACCGATCCCTGAATGCGCGGCTGGCCACAGCCAAGGCTGACAGCTCGGCAGAGGCGGCCCGGGTATTCGAGTACACGGTCCCACCGCAGACCATGAGCAAGGCCGACGCCGACCTCAACTGGGGACCGGGCGGTCTGATCTTCGACAACTTCGGCCTGGCCGGCGAGCCGTACATTCGGCACGTCATCCAGAACCAGGCTTGGGCGAAGGAGCGGGTCAAGTACTGGGTGCGCGAGGTGGATGCCGCCGGCAACGTGAACAGCGGCGAGCGCTTCTGGTCAGCCGGCGTGGCGTGCGTACTGACTGGGTTCGAGCTGGCCAACCAGTGCGGGCTGACCAACGCCGACATTGGCCGGCTGTTCACCTTCGCCATCCGGGTCATCCACAGCATGCGCGCCGAGGTGGAGGAGAACACTCGTAGCCCGATCGGTCTGGTGTCCGAGTACATCAACTCGAACCTGCGCAGCATGATCGTGCTGACCAGCGACGCGAACACTCAGGGGTTGGCTCAGGTGCAACACGCGCCTACCAGCGACCGGCTGCGGATCAGGCTGGAGCGCCACACTGGGCGGCTGTACATCGACCGGGCTGACTTCCGCCGGTTCTGCGCCAAGGCACAGATCGACCCGAACACGGTGCAGCGCGAGCTCACGAACGCCGGTGTGCTGCGGGCCAACGCCACTCGTATCGTGCTGGGTCGGGACACGGTGTTCCGCACGGCGCAGACGATGTGCTGGCTCCTCGACGCCAACGCTCCGGCGCTGGCTGGCGTTGGCGACCTGTCGGCGGTGGCGACTGCTCCGGCACCTCAGCCTCAGCCAGCGGCGACGACGCCGTGAGGATCACCAACCACGCGAGGAAGCGGTGGCAGGAGCGCCACCCTTCCCTCGACATGCACGCAGAGCTGGCGGCAGCCAGGCGCCCTTCCAAGCGCCTACGCTGCCTGCTGGAGTTGCCGACCCATGCCGTGCCTACCAAGCTCCGGGCGGCGCGGCGCTACCTCATAACTGACAACGACGTGGTGTTTGTGCTGGACGGCGCCGACGTCGTCCTTACGGTGCTGCGCCTGGGCGAGGCCAAGCGCCGCGCCCGGAGCATGCGCAGGCGGGAGAAGTCAAACTAGCTCGAGGGTACTCACGAACCGTGTCCAGAAGGCGCTGGGCGGCTCGACTCCTGGCAGGTAGAACCCGAAGGGCTGGCCGTCGTCGTACTCGGCCGGCATAGCCACGCTGCTGCCAACGAGCGTCTCGATCGCTTGGCCAACGTCGAAACCTGCGGGGGCTGTGCTCTGCAGTGCGGTCGCCTCCTTGTCCAGGGTGTAAACGAGCGAGCGGCTTGCCGAGTAGATCATGGCCGCCTGATCGGTGCGGTACAGGTAGAACGGGCCAATATCCAGTCCGGGCGTACCCGTTACTGACGACGGCGTATAGAAGTTGACCGTTGCGCGCTCCACCGCCGGGGCATGCCGGAGCAGGCGCGCCGCCAGCATGTACAGTTGCCCGGCCGGGAACAGTTCAACCGGATCGCCCGAGCGCCACGACCATTTGCTCGGGATGCTGGGGAACACCCCGGTATTACTCAGCGGCAGCGGCCCGAATACGTCCGCCCACGCCCATTTCCACATGTCCCCGTCGTGCCATGCCACCACCCCGTACAGCCCTTCGGTCGTATGAACCCACGACATGCGCGCGCCCTCGACAGAGCCCACCATGGGGCGATCGCCCAGAGAGTAGGACGCGCCCGTGATCGCCACGCCATCCCACCCGTACAGCACCGTGGTCAGGTACTCGGAGCCCTTTTCGACAAATACCTTGACGATCCCAGCAGCCGTTGGTACCAGATCGAACAGCATGGCACCGTCCATGTACAGCCCGAGGCCTGCCAGCGGTGAGTCGTCACACACGACGTAGGTGTACTCCGGCGCATCCGCCGGCGAGGCGCTGACTGCACTCCACACGAGGCCGTTGAACAGCGGGTCGTAGCTGACCACCAGATCGCCGTAGGGGCGCGGCATGTCGCCGACCGAGACCTGACCAATGCGTTCAACGTCGCCCGCCGCGTCCTTGAGGTAGGCGTACATGTCCCATTGCAGGTCCGGGTAATCGGGGGTCAGGTGTGACCCAATGATGTGCAGAACAGCAGACGGCGTAGCAGGCATATCAGATGCTCTCGATCTGGGCCACGAGGGTACCGGCTGCGCTGGCCGCGCCGCTGGCAATGTTACCGAACGCCTGGGCTACCTGCCCCACTGCCGGCAGGCCGGCGCGCAGGATGCTGGCGGCTTCCATCTCGCGGTCGTCGCTGCGCAGGTCTGCGTTAAGTCCGGCCTTGGCGGCTTCGAGCCTCAGCTGTTCGAACGCCACCTCGACGTTGTGGTAGTTCGACAGCGCGGCGTAGAAGGCCGACATGGCCTGCGCTCTGATCCTGGCGCGCTCAATGTCTCGGTCTGGCACTGCGAACCACATCTGGTAGAAGCGGGCCATAGCGTCCATGATGCCCAGCTTCAGGCGGATCGCCTGCTCCTCGGCGAACTTCAGCAGCTCCAGCTTGATCTCCGCGTCCTTGATCGCCTGGGCGATGTTGACCTCGGCGATGGCCTGGTCGGCGTCCGACTCCGCCTGCGACAAGGCAGCCACCAGCGCGCCCGGCGGGAGCGAGAACCCGCGGGAGGAGAAGGACGCTTCCAGCGAGCGCATGGACGAGTTGGCAGAACGGTACGCCCGGTCTCGAGCCTGGTGCCACACGATCTCGAAGACGGTCTTGTCCATACCGAACGGCTTGGTGCCGCTGATCACGCCACACAGCCAGTCCTCTGGTAGCGTGCGCAGGCACTGGTTGATAGCCGGGAAGTACTTCTCGATCCAGGCATCGGCTTCGTTGTTCAGGCGGATGATCTCAGGCGCAGTGCTGTTGCCGTTCTCGAACAGCTCACTGAACTTCGGTGCCGGCCCCAGAGAGGGGCGGTTCACGCTGTGGCGAAACTTGGTGTCCGGCGCGCGCACGGAGTTGAACGCACCTATCCAGCCACGCGTGTTCTGGGCCTCCGCCAGCGCCCGCTGCGCGATCTCCATGAGGCTGTTCGTCGTCGTTTCGTATTCGGTGCTGGCCATGTCTATCCCTCAGCGGGTGGTTGCCTCAGTATATACCGTGGGTCGGACGAACTGTCTCCGACCCGCCCCAGCACGTGGAGGCCGAGCGACGGCGTCCCGTTATAGGCGAACTCTTGTCCCAACGAGTTGCGCATAGACGTGGACGTGGCGTCGTAGAGCAGCTCCCACGTGGCGCCGCCATCGACCGACGTCAGCACCTGGCCGATCTCCTCGGCCTGGCCTCGCCGCAGCGTGAGGCACGGCTGCTGGACCACCGCACCCTCGGCGTCCTTGATCTCGAACTGGTAGCAGCTCAACGCCAAGAACATGCCGATCTGCTGGTTGCCGTCGTCAGGCAGCGTAGCCACCACCTGGGCAGTGCCCGTGGTGGCGGAGAACCTGCACACCACGGCGTCGTAGTACCGACTGGAGGAGATGAAGCGACGCCGGTGCAGCACGAACATAATGTCGGTGTCGCTGACCTGCGCGAAAGTGTTCATCTCCATGCCGGCGGTTACGAACTCGTCGGCGTAGAAGTCAAGCAGCTCGAAGTCATTGTCGTCCGCCAGGCTGAACATCCCCAACTGCTGGCGGCGTTGCGCGTTAACGGTGGAGCCGAACCAGCGCATGGGGTCCAGCAGGGCGTTGCCGTACTTGGCCTCGGTGATCGGCTCTATGTTGCCACCCAGCGCGCGGGTGTCGACCACATGCTTCGCCCCGTCGACGATGAACCACAGCTCCTCGTACTTCGCGCGGTCCGGGTATGGGCCGAACTCCCGGTCGGTGTAGAAGACTGGTCCGCCTACCGAGCTGTTCTCGCGGCCGAGGTAGTCGACCGTATAGGGCATCGGCACATTCACGCCGATCATGCTGAGGGCCGAGGCCAGGTACGGATTGCGTTCGTAGCGCACAGCGCGCACGGCGTACGTGCGGCGGGTACCAAGCACACAGCTGTAACGGACCTGCGGCAGGAAGGCGACAGCTGGGTCCATGCCGGAGCCGAACTGTGGGCAGTCAGCCGGACCGATCACGTCGTGGAAGGCTGACGTGACTGTGAACGAGTTGGGGTTGGCAATGCTGGTCCGCACGAACACCAGCCCAGTCTTCGCCACGGCCAGCAGCGCTTCGGTAGGCGCAGTCGGCTGGTCCTGGGTGGCGCGGCGGCTGGAGTCGACCGGCACTAGGGCGTTGTCCAGCGACTTGAACGCCACGGCGTACTCTACCTCGTCCCCCACCAGCGTGGTGTAGACGGCGCCGAAGACCGCAGGCATGGGGTTGTCACTGTCGATCAGCGGGATGTACGCCTCTGGCGCTGTGCCCATCGCCCACGTACCAATGGCCTGGCGAAACATGGCGGACCGAGCGGCCACAGTGCCAGGCTGGAACCAGGCCGGTAGATCACTGAGGCGCACGCGCGTGCCACTGACCCAGTCCATGGCGCTAGACCCTATGGACGGGTACCCGTCAGGGTACGGGATGCCCTGGGCATCTAGCGGAAAGCCGGCGCGGCTCCTGTCAGTGCGCTGCACATAGCGAACGTCCGGCGCCGCGTCTACGCTGTATCGGAACCAGTTGTCGTTCTCCTCCGGCGTCACCGGCGTCGGTGCGAACTTCATAAGCACCAGTTCTGGGTGGCCGGCCGCTGGTACCAGCGCGGCGCCGACCTCGTAGAACGCCGAATAAACGAGGGACCGCGCCGACACGTAGCCGACCTGCGCATTGACGCCGTCTGGCGTAACGGACCCATGGAGAAGAAACAGGTCGTCATCCAGGCGGAACATCGGCGCGGCCACCAGAGCCTCAGTTCCGTTGTAGGCGATGCCAGGCAAGCAGTTCTGGCGGTACGCCAGGTGCGACTCGCGCGTAACGATGTGGGCGTACGTCGGGCCTACGCCGCCCTCATATTCGTCAGGCAGCAGGCGCGGAGTAGGTGTATCCCCCACGCGCAGCCATGGATGGTCCGCCGGCTCGCCCGTGAGGTCGGTACGCTGGGCTGCGCCGATGAACAGTAGAGTGGCTCCAAGCCTGGCGCTGACCCAATCATCTTGCACCTGCACGGTCCACGAACCACGCGGGCTCCAGTGGGTGATCTGTAAGCTGGCGCTGATCAGCCGGAACCGCGTCAGCCACGGGGCGATGCCTATGCTGTTCTGACCTGGGACGAACGAAGCCAGGGCGCCACCCACCCACGCGTGACTGACGCCGTAGCGCGCCGTATCCAGCTTTGCCCCAGGAGCATAGAAACCTGCGTACGGACCGTCCAATAGCGCCGTGGTCGATGTGTGGTTCACGGCGCGGCTGGCGTCCCGGTCGCGGAACTTGGCCTGGTTCATATACCCGCTGAAGCGTGGAAGCCCCGTTCGTTGGCCGTCCGCTGGTCGGTCAGGATCGTACTGGCTCGGCGGCAGCCGCCCGCCACCAGCCTTCAGCCGCACGCTCGTAGGCAGCCGCCACTGCTCGGTCTGGCTGTTCGTCTGCTCGTAGATCATGGCCACGCCCCACAGCGCGACCAGGCGGACCCCCAGCTCCACGGCCGTGGCTACGTTGAAATCCGCCTTGCCGGCGATGGTGACGATGTAGCCACGGAGCACGAACGACTTGGCCGTGCCCGTCGCTACTAGCCGCCCTACCTGAATAGCTCTGCGACGAACAACCGGGTCTGGCTCGCCGGCGAACCGGACGATGACCCGCTTCATCTACCCCACCGCCTAGCCGTAGCCGGCGCTATCCACTCGACGCCCTCGAGCGTGGCGCGGGTGGCATTCACCAGCTCCAACCGTACAGTCCACTGACGGGACCGGATGCCCTTGCCCGTGGCAGTGCGGTAGGTATAATCGTTGCGGCGGGCGCGGTACATGCGCTCTACACCATCGTCGCCGCGCACTGCCACATACACGTCGCCGTCGGTTGCCAGGCCAACGTAGACGTACTGGAGCGCCTTGACCGCCAACGACTCCGAACCGATTGTGGCGAACTCCACGATAGCGTCGATGGGGTCTTGATTCGGCTCGATCGCATACAGGCCGTCCGGCGCTACGCCGTAGGTGTGCTGTCCGACGGAGGTGAAGCCGGAGAAATTGAACCCCTCGAACCGAGTGACGGCCCCAGTCAGTACGTTGGTGGCGTACTGGACCGCCGCGTAGTGGGCGTTCTTGTCTGGCCAGCCACCGCGCGAGGCTTGGTCGGAGATACGCAGGCCGGAGCGTAGCGCCACTTCCAGCGTGGCGGCGAAGCTCATGTTGTCCTGCAACAGCAGGCTGTCGTAGACCGCCACGTCCAGCAGCAGGGCGAACGTGATCGTCGACCCTACTCCCAGCTCACTGTTGATCACCGCGTACAGGAGCCCGTCGGCCCGCATAGACGCAGCCGCGACGACGCCCTCGTACATGCGGACGTTACCCTCTGGCATATCCGGGTCGGTGCCGAAGACTTGCAGGGCAGGCAGATTCAGGCTGGCTTGACCGTACGGGTAATCGGCGCCGATGGAAGTGAAGCCGGGCAGCATCAGGTCGCCGCTGGCTATCGCTCCTACCTTGAGGTCGCCAGATACCAGCAGGCCGGGGATCGCCACCGCGCCGCCCACGACCGTCGGCACGTTGTATCCGCCATCAGCCTCGACCGCCAGAGCTGGCAGCCGGGCGCGCGCAGAGCCCACCGGCCAGGCGCCGGCGAGACCTCCATAAAGCTGCAGGCCAGGGAGGGTCACTTGCCCAGTGGCACCTGGCTTGAGCACGCGCCCCTCGAAGCCAGCTGTGCCCTTGGCGCGAGCGGAGTAGTCGAGTATGCCAGAGGCCCGGCCCATGAACGCCGCGCTGCCGCGAGCCTCCATCTTGGCCATGCGGAAGCCGACGCGACCACGGGCTCGAGCCCGGTCTGGCACCGAGTGCTTAAAGCCTACCGACCCCCGAGCCTTGCCCACCACCTCAGTGAGGAAGCGCGGGTTGTCGATGTAGTCGCCGGCGAGGAACAGCAGCGTCCTGATCTGGGCAGGCTGGCCAGCTGGCACGCCCAGCAGCTCGGCGCGCCAATCTCCCACCGTCACCACAGTGGTGTCGCCGCGGCGGGCCACGGTCACCAGCGGGCTGTCCGACGGCACGTACGGCGCCGTACCAACCACCTGGCCTGCAGCGAGCACTTCGATCACGCCGTCGCGCAGGTACACGCCAGCCGTCACCGTGGAAGGCAGGGTGCCCTTGCTCGGGTACGGAGCCACGCCGACGATGACGCCGACCGGGAACCGGTCGTAGTCGAAGACGAAGGTAAAGTCGCCGGTGCTGTTGAAGATCGAGTCGGCCGCGGCGTTCCAGCCCTTGCGCATGTCGACGTAGTTGTAGCCGGCCACGTACGGCGCGGGCGGGATCGCCGGCACGCAGTAGATCGACCAGTTCCAGTAGTAGCGCGGGTTGGTCTTGAAGCTGCTGGTCGCCACGTTGTAGTTGTAGACCGCGTACGCCTCGGCCGGCGACATTGGCTCGTAGCGCACCGAGTCGGCGCCCTGACCAACAAGGGCGGGCGAGAACCCCGTGACGAAGCACCGAGCCGGAAGCCCAGGCGAAGCGGCTTGCCCCGGGTGATACTTGGTGACAGCCGGCTTCGTGAGCTTATTGGCCATAGGTACCTCAGCTGGAAGGCATGGCTACCGCGAAATAGTCGACCTTCTGGACGGCGCCGGCCGTCATCGCAGTGCTGGAGAAGTTTAGTTCCGCGCCCGCTACGGCCACGTCGCCCTGAATGCGCAGGCGGGAGGCGCTGGCCCCCCCACTGTCGCCGGCGGTAACCCAGCGGAAGAACGTGGCCACGCCGGTTTTTGCGGCCGTGCCGCGCCACACCTCTGCCGTGTCCTTGGTGATGACTGCCCCCTGCGGCGTAGTGGCCAGGTTGAGCCCGCCGCCGGCGCCGTCCAGGCTGATCTCCACCAGCAGCTCGGCACCGGCGGGGATAGCATCGTCTGCCGTAGCCGGCGCGGTGCCGGAGTACACACGCAGGAACGAGCTGGCCATAGCCTGCCGGAGAGACCCGGTGCCCAGCAGGTAACCGGCCAGGCCGGTGCTGATCTTAGTTGTCATGGCTGATGCCCTCGATGATGATCTCGCCGATCGGGAAGCGCAGCTGGCCACCCACGTTCACCGTGCGCGCGGGGTCCAGTGGCAGCACAGCCAGGGCGTCACCGCCGGTGGCTGCAGTGTGGATCACCAAGTAGTTGACCGTGTACGGAGCGGCTGCCCCAGACGCGTCGAACAAAACCTCGGCGGCGTTGGTGGCGTTCCAGAACCCGTTAGGGTCCAGCGCATCGGTAAAACTGATGGCCTTGCGCGCGTAGTTCGGGTCTTGCGAGGTCTGGACTTCGAAGTCCTGGCCCGCTGCGCCGGGCTCGCCGGTATGCAGCGCCGCGAACCACGCCGTGGGGCGGGTCGGTACAGCGCTGGTGGTGAATAGGTGCTTGATAATGTGTTCGCTGGAGAGCGTAGTAGTCGACATGATCTTGGCCTCAGGCGTCTACAGAAACGAGGACGGTACCCGCCAGCACGCGCAAGGTGCTGCCTGCCACCACGTCCACTGGGGATGGGAACCGAACGATCGACAGCAGCACGCCGGTGCCTGTGCCCTTGGCTTCGCTCGACACGACGAACCCACCGTAGAGGCGCTGGTCGGAAGTGAAGGTGAACTCGGCACGGGACAGGTTGTTGCTGATATCGTTCACGCCGTCGTACGCATGCACCCAGGCTGGGCGAGTGGTCTCGGAGTAGGCCACGCTCTCGCCAGCGGTTGTCGGCAGGTCGGCAGACGTGGTAGCCATGGTGGGCACGTAGTTGCCCGCGAACAGACCGATGTACCAGTTGCTGATCGGGGTGGCCAGGCCGCGCAGCAAGCCAGCGATGTGGTCGATGCCCACCTGCGGAATGAGGTTGTTCACCACGAACCGGTCGACAACGACGCCGTCGATCAGGTGCTCCACCTCGTACTGCAGCCCTCCCTTGATAATGCTTCGCATAGTCAGACGACCTCCACTTCGAAATAGTCTCGCGCGGCGAGCGGGTTTCGGCCTGTCTGCCCACGCATAGTTGTGACGACAGCTCTTACACCATCGCATTCTACAACGCCACTACTACCTGCGTCACCAATGTCGGGGGCGTAGCGGCTCTCGCTCGGGAGCGTCACGCTGCCGTCTGGCCCGCCTACTGCCAGGCCGTACGGAGTCATCCACCCGACTCGCAGTTGATCAGCAGTTTCGCCCCGCCCGGGCAGGCGTACGCCCGTACCGGAGACCGCGGGGTAGTCAAGGACAACGCGCTGCGCCGGGTCGCCGTCAACGCCGGCAACGAAGTAGGTCTTGTCGGCGCTGATGAACAGGCCGCTACCGCACGCCATAAGCATTCCGACTGGCGACGGGTACTGGAAGAACCGCTCAGCGTAGCGGCGCGAGTGCGGACGCAGCGGGTTCGTCAGCCACACGGAGTTGCGAGTGGCCACCGCCAGCGTGCCGTGCACGGCTGCGATCCAGTAACCTGGCTCCGGCGCGGTCTCGCCCTCAGTCACCAGGCGCTGGGTGTAGTCGCGCGGGGCGCTCAGGAGTAGAGGCGTGGAAGCGTTCTCCGCCTGCAGGTAGAGCGTGCTGCCGTCAGCCACGCTGGCGTAGATTCGCAGCGTGTATCCAACAGGCGGCGCGGGCGGGGTGACCGACAGGGTACGGTCTGCTCCAACCACGATGACCTTCGATCGGTAGACCCCGCCTTCTTCCCCGAACTCGTTCACCAGCGTAGCAGCCACCCGGTACACGCCTGGGCGCGACGGTACTCCGCCGGCTACCGCAGCCACCTGAGGCTCCGGCGCAGTTGGTACGCCCCACGGCCGCACCACGCCTGCCTTGTATCTCAGGCATTCCGTCTCTGTAGAGAAGAACAACTCGTCGTTCAGTACCGCCCCGGCGAAGGCCCCAACCATGTCGATGGTGCGGATCACCCGCGAGCTGTTGGTGAGGCGGTTGTACTCGACCAGCTTATCGCCGTCGGCAATAAGAACCATGTCGCCAATAGCCAGCGCTCCGCGTACGTTCTGCCCGTCGTAGACCTTGCGTGCACCAGGGCGCAGGGCGAACGCGCCGTCCTGCGTGGCCACCACGTTGACGGCGTCGGCCACGTAGCCTTCCTGTACCCGCCCCCGGTGGGAGCGGTTGTCGATCCCGCCGGGCCAACGGTCCTCGCGGTACGATCCATCCTGCTGTAGGGTAGGCATCAGATCACCACCCGGTGGAGGAACCACCCGAAGACGAAGTCTTCGTTCTTCTCGCGCTTCTCGCAGAGGTAGATGTAGCGCTCGCCCTGCATGGCGTTGAGCGCCGTGAGCATGACGATCTCGCCGTCGCGGCCTCGATGCTTCAGGAACGCCTCGAGCGCGGCGCGGGTGTTCTTACCAACCACGCCGTCCGGCTTCAGGTCCGGGTACAGTTCGCCCTGTCCATTGAACACATTGAGCGCCCGCTGCAGAAAGCCGCCGGCGATTTCCACGCCCATGTTGACGCCGGTGTCGAACAGCTCCTCGGCGATGGCCTCAGACAGCAGCATCACCCGGTCAAAACCAGGCTTGATCAGGTACTCGCTGCGGAAAATCTGCACCGCCTCACTGCGTGGCAGGTTGCGCATGTCGCCGGTGTACCCGTTGGCTCTGGCCACCTTCTGGGTAATGCCCCACTTGGTGGGGCCGCCAAGGTCGCTTGGGTGGTCCGAGTACCGCCCCTCTTTGCCGATGGTGTTGTTGATGATCTGGTCGATTTTGCTCACTGTACCCTCCCGCGCACCCAGCGCTGCAGCTCTATGTACCGATCCCGAACCTGGCGGGCGCACTTGTTGTTGGCTATGGTAGCCGCTTCGCGCTCCAGCTGCGTCATCGCCACGGTGATCGGCGTGTACGCGCAGGCTTCCTCGACCAGCCTATCGTCCGGCTGCTCTGGCTTCGGGCACTGGGCAGGGTAGACCAAGCGATCGGTTGTAGATGCACACCCAGTCAAGGTCGCGCTCAGGATCAGTAGGGCACACAGCGTCGCGGTACTTCGTGACATAGCGGATGACCTCGCGGTCGACATACTGCACCTCCACGGCGGCAGCTTTCTCTGCTGCGTCGATACGTTCGCTCGACGCCTTCCTGTTCTCGACGCCAGCCGCCTCGACCTTCATCGCCAGCTGCTTCTGGTCTTCCTGCTGCTGCGCCAAGTCCTGCTTGAACGAATACATCTCGTTCTCGGCTATGGTACCGCGCAGCCACCACGCAGCGGCTGCAGCCACCAGCGCGGCCGCTGCGTACGGCAGGAGCCGCAGCACTAGGGGGTGCATGCGTGCGCCAGCCTGTGTCGAGTCACCATCTGTACCTGGCCGAGGAACACGATGGCCACGGCCAGGTTGTAGGCGATGAACATGGGGCCGCTGAGCAGCTGACTATGCGCCAGTGGCGGGTGCTCCAGCCACGCCAGTGAGGTGGCCAGGAGGAACAGGACGCTCAACATGCAGATGGACGCCACGGCCGTCTTGTCGCTTTCTCGAACCTGGCCTGCTTTGCGGAAGAACATCACCGACTTGGCGATGATGAACAAATGGATCAGTGCGGTTAGTACCGAGACGATGATCATGTTATTTGCTCCCGAAGGGCAACAGTCGGTCTATGAACGCGATGAACCTGGCCTCAAGAGCGTGCACTACGGGGAAAGCGAAGAAGCCGAGTAGCATCACAATACTATCCCTGAACTGGTTTTCCTCTGGGATCAGCCCGCCAAGGGCTTTGCCAAGGAACGCGGCGAGGATCACGTTCGCCACCAGCACGCCCCATAAGAACTTGCGGTTCTTCGTTGCGTTCAAATAGTAGAAGTTGGCAATGCCCCCGAATGCGCCGAGGAGGCCGAGGTGCCCCCAGAGCAACACCCCCTCGAAAAAACGTAGCAGTCGATCGACTATATCCACAGCGCGCTCCTTAGGCTTGTGCTCGCACAATGCTACCACGTACCAACCTGTTCCATAATAGACCGGGCTGGTGGCCGTGCCGACGCGGCGCCGTACGAGCTGGCGTTGAGCTGTGACTTGACCCGCGTAACGATGGCCCGGCGCAGGTCGGAGCCTTTGACGGCCATGTCGGGGAAGTCAGAGTTCCACCGGTGGATGCTGTCCATCGCCTCGTTGATCATGTCCTGATCGCTGGTGGCGTGGCCCAGGGCGAGGCGCCCCAGGTACCGCTGCTTTAAGGTCTGAGCCCGGATGCTGGCTTCGTAGGTGGCGCCGCGGATTTCCTCAGCCTCACGGCGCCCGCCGCTGCGCAGGCCCATCACACCAGTGACGGTGTCCCAGATGCCCGGCTCGTAGTAGACGATCTGGCGGGAGTCCTTGGCGCCCTGCTGCCCCTCGAAGAACGCCTTGTATACGTCGCGCACGCCGGCCGGAGCCAGGTTCTTGACGGCTGCCACGTGGTCGCCCTGGATCGCCTTCTCGATGCCGGTGAACAGGTTGGCGCCCAAGCCTGCCCATGGGCCGAGGTGCTGCAGGACGTAGTACTGGAACGTCTCCTTGGCGCTGGCACCCGCCGGGGCGTAGTTGCCGCCGAACGACACCAGGCCATCGGCGCCCACGCGGCTCAGGTCCAACGCTCCTGCGAGCAGGCCGTGGGCCAGCCACTGCGGTGCTGCGCGAACGAACTCGGTGCGGCTATCCAGCAGGTCGTCATCGTCGCGGAACGCGTCGGCGATAAAGAACGCGATCGGCGCCAGGACTGTGCCGGCGGCGCCGGTGAGTGCAAGCTGGGTGCCCAGCTGCCAGGCCAACGCGCGGCGGGCCACCTGCTTCTCCTCCGGCGTGCCGGAGAACGAGTCGCGGATATCCTTGGCCATCATGGCCAGCATGTTCACGCGGTACTGCTGAAACTGGAACACCACCTTGCGCCACGGCCCCTGCATCACGGTCGGCTTGTTCGACTGGCTGTAGTCGTACTGAGTGGTCAGGGTCGCTGCGTCCGCCACGTCAGCGATCTCTGCCAGCTGTTCCGGCGTAGCCTGCCCCTTGATCCCGCGCTTCTGCATCTCCAACCGGGTTGCGGCCAAAGCCACCACCTGGCGGTTGAACACCTCGGAACGGTGCATGAACATCCCGCCGATCTCTAGCGCCTTGCGCCAGCCACCGGACATGGACATGCCGACGTCGCCGGCGGCGAGGCTGGCCATGTCGTGCCACAGGGTGAAGTCCAGAGTGCCGCGCACGAACAGTTCCTGCAGTACCTGCCGCTCGACGCTATCTGCAGCCAGGATGGACTTGGCTCCCAGCATGTCGCCGCGGCTCTTGGCGAAGTCGGCCAGCGCCTGCTTGACGCCGCGCAGTGCTGCGCCGCTGCCGTAGCTGCCAGCCAGTCGCGGTAGGGTGACCATCGGGGTCTGCATGGAGTTGATCAGCAACTGGCTCGGCGAGGACAGGAACCACAGGAAGCCAGCCTGGCTAAGCGCGTCTGCCACAGGTGAGCGCTCCTGACGAAGGGACGCTTGGTGCTGCCGCTTGGCCGCCTCCAGTACGCGCTGGCGCTTGATACCGTCTGCGTCGTTGGCGTTGTCGCTAGCCACTTCCTGCAGTTGCACCAACTTCTCGCTGATCTGCCCGTCGTAGCGCAGGCTGGCCACGCTGCGGGCCGCCTTGATCGAGTAGTCGCTGAACGCGCGGAACGCGTCAGTGGTTGCGCCCTTGGTGTTCTTCCGGCGGTTGGCGTGCTGCAGGAACGAGCCCTGGGGCAGTGACTGCAGGTACGCTTCCACCAGCCCCTCGCGGATAGCGCGGTGCAGCTGCGGGTCGGCCGCCTGCGACACGATGCCGTCGGTAGCTCGCTCGATCGCCCGGATGGTCTGCTGACTGATGCCGTCCAGCTCCCAGTTCTGCTCGCGGCGCAGCGTTGGCTGCGACACGCTGTAGCTCGAGGAGTCGGCGTAGTCGCCAGTCAGCAGTTCCTTGCGGGTGGCGTTCGCCTCCTCGATGGTGTCGTGGCCAGAGAACCACTCGATCCGGCCGTTCTTATCGCGGACGGTTACCAAGTAGTCGCCGTAACGCTGCAGCGGGGAATAAGGACCGGTCCGCATCTTCTTCATGGCCGACTCGATCCGGTCGCCATACAGCTCCTTGAACTTGTCGCTGGCGAAGAACTCGGCGTCGGTCTGGCCGCCGGTCTTGTAGACCCGGGCGATCTCGTTGCGCAGTGCGTTGAAGCGGGCATTCCACATGTAGGAGTAGAGTGCCTGGGTCTCCTTGTACAGCTGCTGACCTTCCTGCCCTACGGACTTCCACAGCTTGACCAGGTCTCGGTGCGCCTGCTCCCGCTCGGCCTGCGTGAAGTTCATCTCGGCGTAGTTGAGCTGCGACTGCTTGTCCATGGAGCGGTCAGGCCATAGCCGGTAGAGCGTGCCCACCTGCTGCATCTGGTTCCAGGCTTCCATGCGCGCCGGGTTCCGCTGCGCGAACGCCTTGATCTTGTTGGCCGTGGCCATCGGCGAGACTTCGCCGAGCTGCTCGCCGTGGTAGTTCAGCTCACGCCCAGAGGTGATGATCTTGTTGAAGGTGGCTTCCTTGCCACGCTTCAGGCGGGCGAACTCACCCAGCTTGCCGCTGAAGTACTTGTCGTAGAGGTTGGCCAGCTGGTTGAGCGGGACGGCGTCCAGAACCCCAGCCCGTACCTTGTCAGCCGCAGTGGCGGTGCCCAGCGACTTGACCTTCTGCAGTGCGTCGAGGCCAATGCCCTTGGCGACGTCGGCGATGTTGCGGCGGGTGCCGTCGCCCTCGGCGGAAGCAGCAGCGATCACCTCGTCTATGTCAGCCACAGCGCGGGAGAACCGAGCGTCGCCGGCGAGCCAGGATGCTGGGTCGTTCATGGCGAACTCTAGCCCCTGCAGGTGCCCAGCGTTGCGGTTGAGCGCGGCGGGACTGGTACCCTTCGCCACTGCGGCGGTGTCTCGCAGCAGGGCGTCGACCTGCTCGTTGGTCATGGTCAGCTTGGAGTAGCCCAGCATGGAGGCGAACGCGTTCTCCACGGCGGAACGCGCCTTGGTCAGCACGTCGCCGCTGACCTTCTCCCCGCCGGCCAGCATGTCGGCCAGCACTTCTTCCGCAGCCAAGCGGCGCAGACCGCCCTGCTCTGGGTCGGTGGTGCCGGCCAGCTCGTGCATCTTGGCCTTGATCCGAGTGCGGGTCGCGGCGTTGGTCCACAGGCGGTTCACCACCGCAGGCAGCCGGTCGCCCAGCAGGGCAGCCAAACCAGCGTGGCCGCGCTCGTGAGCCAGCGTCAGCGCCATCTGCTCGCCGTTGGCCAGGTTCTCGCGGATCAGGTACACCTTATCGCCAGCGAACACACCGCGCGCGTCTGGCGGGGCGGCGTGGCCGGTCATAGCCTCGAAGTCGGCCACAGTTTCCACAGCCACCACCTCCGGGCTGCCGGCCGCGCGGTTGCGGTTGGCTGCAGCTACGAGGGTGGCGAACTGGGTCAGGTCCATAGGCGCGCCGCGCTCGCCGGCCGGTGTGCGATCGAACCGGGCGGTGCCGTTTTCGAGGGCGTCGTACCGCAGGTTGAAGTCGTTCGCCAGCGTGTCTTGGTCCTTGGGCTTCAGCTTGGCCCAGCCGGAGTGATTCTTGATAGCGATGAAGTACTCGTCCAGCATGTCGGTGCTGTTGGCGTCCATCAGCATGTCGGCATAGGCGTCCACCGTCGCGGTGTAAGCATCGGTGGTCGGGTCCAGGCGCATGTTGCGCTGAATCATCTGGTCGATGTTGAGCGGCTGCGGCGAGGAGAAGTCGACCGGCGCCGGCGCGGTAACGGCAGGAATCCGACCCGGCAGTTCGCGCAGGGCTTCGGCCTTGGTCTCGCCGAGGTAGATGCCCTGGTTACCGCCCACAGCCTGGCCGTCCACCTCCGACAGTATCCAGCCGCTCAGCGTCACGCCGCCGTCTCCCTGCTGCCGGAAGATTCGCGCGCTACGTCCGTCGCTCAGGCCGACCTCGTAGTAGGTGCCGCCGTCCGTGTAGCCGCCGCGTACCTGCTTGGAGCCGGTGACGCGGGGCAGGGTCGGTGCTTCCGCAGTTTCGCGTGCGGCCGAGCCTCGGTCGCCGGGTTCTGCGCCCTGCGTAGGGGCGACAGCATCCATCTCGTTGTTCAGGCCGTCGTCGACCGCAGGGGCAGGCTCGACCGCAGGGGCAGGCTCGACCGCAGGGACAGGCTCGACCGCAGGGGCAGGCTCGACCGCAGGGGCAGGCTCGACCGCAGGGACAGGCTCGACCGCAGGGACAGGCTCGACCGCAGGGACAGGCGATCCTGCCAGCGCGGCGTACTTCTCGGCCAGCTTCGCTGCGAACAACGGCGCGCTGGCAGGATCGCCGGCCACCTTCGGCGCTACCTCAGCCAGGAACTGCGCCGCGTTCGGGCTGAGCGGGTTCACGCCGGCCGCCTGAGCAGCAGCCTCGAAATCCTGCCACGCCTTGCCGCGGAAGTGCTGCGGCTTCAACCCGAGCTCGCGGGCCAGGGCTTTCTTCCACGTCGGGGCTGGGGCGTCGAAGTCGATCGCCTGCTGGTTCTTCGGCGCAGGAGTCGGGGCCGGCTCTACCGGCGCTGCGTCCACAACCTGCGGGAACGCTCCCTCAGCCGGCAGCGGGCCGGCAAACAGGTCGGTTCCGCCGAGGCGTCCACGGTTGCGCTGTGCATCCACCACGCCGAGCAGGCCGGCACGCGGCGGAGCCGGCACCTCCTCGACTTCCATGAGCGGTGGAGTAGGTGGGGTTACCTGCGGCCGGCGGCCAGTAATGTCGTAGAGCGAGCGCAGCGGCGCGGGCGCCGGGGTCACTTCCTCTACAGCCACCTCCTCCACGGTCGGCGTCGGTATGCCGACCGGAGTGGCGCCCATGTCGATCTCCTCGACAGGGACCGGCGCGGCGCCAAGGTCGATCTCCTCGATAGGCGAGTCACCGAGCCCGCTAGGCTTGATCGGCGAGCCCTGGCTGGCGTTCTCCCGCTGCAGTTGGTCGCGCAGTGCTTGGCCCAGCGGAGTGTCTGCACTCGGGCGCGCGCTGCGCAACGAGACCAGTCCGCCCATACCGCCGCCGAGGACGCCGCCAGCCAAGCCACCGAGGGCGGCCTGCTCGCCTACGCCGGCGAACAGATCAGTGTTGGGGGTGAACAAGTTCTGAGCTATACGCTCGGTAGCGGACTGCGCCGATTCCTCAGCAGCCTCGCGCGCGAAGCCGCCGCCTACGTTGCCGGCCAAGCTACCAGTGAGCCCCAGCCGCGCACCGCCAGGCAACGCATTGGCTGCGGCGGTCTCAAGCGCACCGGCGCCCGTAAGGCGCATGACGGCGGGGGCCGCCACCCCCGCCAGCACGCCGGCCCCCAGGCCGCCCAGCTGCTGCTCCAACTCTGTTGCGCCTGCCTCACGGGCGGCGTTGATCGTGTCCACGTTGACCGCGCCTGCTACCTGGCCGCCCACCGCCCTACCAAGCGCCTTCTGCGCCGCTTTACTGGCCACCTGCTGAGCAGCCTGACCAGTCAGCCCACGAGCGGTAGCATTCGCTGCGCCAGCCACTGCGCCGGCGCGAGCAGCTGCGGCGCCCGGCAACAGCGACGGCAGGTTGCTTACAAGCAGTTGCTGCAGGAACGCCGGGGAGGTAGCAGCTTCGCCTAGACCGGCCAGTACGCCCTCATTCTCTAACGTCTGCGAGACATTCTGCGCAGCCCGCTGTGTCGGGGCTGACTGCCACGAGGAGAGAATCTGCTGCGTCTCGCCAAAGTTGTCGGACAGCCCAGTCACGCGGTCGAGCACACCGAGGCTGGCCATGTTAGCAAGGCCGTAGCCGGCCTGGCCGAGGCTGACAGCGCCGCTTAGCAGCTGAATCGGGACGTTCGCCAGTGCCTCGCCCCAGGTATTCGAGCGCGTCGCCTCGGCCTCAGCTGCAGCCTGACGCAGGGCCGCGGCTTCGTCCGCCGCTCGCTGCGCGCGTTGCGCCTCTTGAAGCTGCCTTGCGCGTGCTACGATCTCGGCGTACGTGGCCACTGCTTATCTCCCCTGCGCTAGCCCTGATGCCTGGCGGTAACGTGCCAGTTGCGTTTCGTCGTAGGGTATCAGGTTGCCAGCCGCGTCATAAGTACCCACCGGGTTGCCGAGCATATCGAGTGCGATACGCTGGTTGGGCTGCCCGCTGCCGGATACGATCGAGGCTGCAGTCTGCAGGTCTCCGTTCTGCAGCGCGTCGAGCGCCAGCTGAAGCTGGAGCTGACGAAGCTCGGCCTGCGCCGCGGCGTTGACGTTGGTGCCGCTGGTGTTCTTCGCCAGCGCTGCCTGCAGCGTTGCATCGGCAGCCGCTTGCCGGCCCGCCAGGCCGTATTGCCCACTCAGGTCGGTGGCTAGCAACCGATTCTCGCCCTCAGCCAGGGTGCGAGCCATGGCCCCGGCGTTCTGCACGTCGGCGATCGCTCGCTGCCCTGCAGTCTGCTGGGCCTGCAGCCCAAGTTCGGTGACACCGCGGGACTCTTGCATTGCGGCCGGAGCCGTCGCCTCCAGCACGCGCCGTGCCTGCCGGATTTCCAGCGGGGTGCGGGCGTCGCGCAGGTCGTCCACAGCGCGCTGCTGTTCTAGCCCTGCCAGCGCGGCCTGACGGCGCTGTGCCCGCTGCTGGTCAACCACCTGCATGTTCGCCAGGTACTGGGCAGCCGTCGGCGCGCCGTTCACGCCGAAGCCAAAGTTGATGCCGGCGGTTTGCGGTGCGCGGGGGGTTGTGTTCTGTGCGTTGAATACGCCGCGTTGGGCCGGCTGCATGATGCCGCCTTCCGGGCGTAGGCTGGCGATCGACTGGGCGATCTGGGAATTGATCGCGTTGACCTCGCCCTGACCGAGCAGCGGTACCGCCGGCGGCTGGGGCGCAGTAGGCGCAGTAGGTGCAGTAGGAGCGACCGCAGCCGGCGGGCTCGGCTCGCGCGGGGGGTTTTGAGTCGGAGCTGCCGGCTGGGCGCCGAGCAATCCTAACACCCGACGCTGGATGTTGCGACCCAGAGACGCGTTCGCCTCTGCGAAGTTGGCCACACCCTGATCCATGGTGCCCAGCGCGCGGCTGGTGTAGAAGTCCTGACCACCGGCCAGGGTGCTTGGGTCACCGCCTACCAAGCGGGTGACGCCGCTCCGCGCTGCGTCTAGCGCCATGGCGGGTACAGCGGTGTACGCCCCGAGGTACGCTTGGCCAACGGCCTGGCCCACGTTGATCGGGCGCCCGTCGTCGACCATGCGCCCAGTGACAGGATCATAAACAAGCGCCACGGTCGTTACCTCCAGTTTGCGTTTACGCGGAACTGTACGTCCTGCGCGAGAAGTCGTTTGGATTGCTTGGACAATTCCCCTACCGTCTCCTCGAACCGCTTGCGGTGCTGGCTCGCCTTGGCCAGGGCTTCGAGGTCGGCGTCGTGGTTGCGCAGTGCACGCCATGCAGCCCACTCAAGAATGTCGAGGTGGTATTCGTCGGGGATTTCAGGCTCGGCCTTCAGGTCCGTAGCCTCGAGCTTGCGCAGCGGCTTGCGCGCGACCCGAAGGATCAGATCGACCCCGACAACATCTTCGCCCGGCACCGGCCACACGCCCAGCTTTCCAGATTCGCGGTCGGTGTAGAACCAGCGCGGCGCGCAGTTGGTGTGCTGCCGTCCCCAGTCCTCAATACTGGTCGAGTAGGTGACGTCTGCGCCGCTAGTCATGCCGGAGTAAGTAGCCCGGCGAAGGTTCACGTGACCAACGCGAGCGCCGAACACAGCAATTACCCGAGGGTCAAGCGCATAGCTATCCACCCCTGGAGACAGCCGGATGCGCGTGACGTCTGGCGTGGTCTCGTCGCGGATGCACAGCGTGCCCACGGCGAACTTGACCACGCCTTCCTCGATGTACCGAACGAGCGATCTGTCGTCGAGGAGGTAGCTGTCCTGGCTGTGCCCGACTTCGTCGCTCACGTCGCGCAGGATGTTCTCCCGCAACTCCTCCAGCAGCTCCTCCAGGCTCATGTCACACGTCCGGGTGCAGGGTGTACGGGAGGCGCGGTGCGCTGCGCATGCCTACGATCTGCATCTTCTCGTTGATTTCGGGCAGCGCATGCACTGCGTTGTTCAGCACTTCGAGCACGCTGGCCGGCACGCGAGTGCGTACGCCGGGCATCAGGATGTACTGCTTGCCGTTGACCCCGATGAACTGGCCGTTCGGTGGAATCTCACGGTTGTCGTGCAGGGTGATCTCGTAGGTGCGCTCACCCTTGGTGGCGGCCTCAGCCTCAGCTGCCTTCGCGGCGTTCTGACGCTTGTTGGTCTGGCGCGGTTTGGTTTCCTTCTTCACCTGCGGCGGGGCGATTGCGGATTCTGCGCTGGCGCCAGGTACTTGAGTTCCCAGGTTTTCCATCAGTTTTCACCTCGTTTGAATGCTTCTGTCAGTGCATCGTCGTAGTCTTCGCCGTCGTCAGGCTTCTTGCGCAGCTGCGGCAGGAGCTCCGTCAGGTCGGCTAGCAACGCTTCTGGTGTGGCGTAGACACGCTGGCGCTCGGGGTCTTGCCACGAGCTGTTTTCCTGGCGGTTCTGCGCACGTATTTGGGGGTCGTCGTAGCTCAGGATAAGGCCGTTGTCGGCCACGCTGATTCTCATGTAGTCCATGTGCACGCTCGCCGGTTGTGCGTCCATAAAGCAAACCCCGTACTAGACGGGGTTTACTATCAGCCAATGCCTACAAAGTGTCAATTCGAGGCGGCGACTTCGGCGCGTACCAAGAACGCATCCTGCAGGATAACCGTGGCATTCCACAGCTTCCAACCGGCGGTGCCGCGCTGGGCCAGCGGGTCGTCCGAGGACGGCTTCGGCTGAACGACCATGATGGTGGCGACGTTCTTGCCGCGCAGCACCACAGCACCGAAGGCGTCGCGGGCCAGGTAGAGGATCGGGTACACGTCGGCGTTGGTGCCGCCGGTGCTGATCATCGTGCCTGCCGCACCACCAGCGTCGGCCCACGGCTCGAACACGGTGGAACGGATGTAGCGCACATCTTCCACCGAACCCAGCTCGCCCGGGAACGGAGTCACGGAAGCGTAGTGCTTGGTGGAGATGAACCCGTCCATGTCGCGGATATCGTTCTCGACGTCCGGGTGGATCAGGGCGATGTACGACGCCTCGATCGGCTGGGTGTTGTACGCCGGGCTCGACTTCAGGGCCGAGGTGATCATCGGAGCGTTCTGACGCTTCAGCGAACGGGTGATCCGACGCTGCAGCTCCAGGGTGATCGGGGTGTTCACCGCAGCGCGGGTAGCGCCGTTGGCGTAGAACACGTTGGTGCCGGACTTCAGCACGTTGAAACGCAGGGTCTCGACGGTCAGAGCAGCCTCGTCACCGAGGATGTTCATCAGCTCGCGGAGCAGCGCCGGGTAATCTTCGTGGGTGTCCTGAATGACGTCAGTGAACCCTACGAAGTCACCGTACTGCTGCAGCTGGACGCTGTAGTCCTTGCTCGCCAGCTTCTTGCCGACGGGAGTAACACCCTCGGTCAGCGGGGTCAGGGCCAGCGGCATGCCGTAGTTGCCCGGATTGCCGGAGTAAGAACCGGTGCCACCCTCGAGGAAGTAGCGACGGAACTTGGCAGTCTGGGTGTTGTTGGTCGGCACCACGAACGACTGACCAAAACGCTCGATGGTCATGTTCGGGATGGCGCGGGTCAGAAAACCGGCTACGGAGTAGGCGGCCTGGCGCGGGGTAATGTCGCCGTATGCGGTTCCAGTGTAGGCCATTATGGCGCTCCTTTTCGTTCAGTCGTTCAAGAATTGGCCAGCTGCGCCGAGGCTTCTTCGAACGCTCCATCGAAGTCGTTCCGATCTGCCCCTTGCTGCCGCGGACGCTGTGCTGCTGGTACTGCTGCCAGTGCAGCCACCGCCTTCTGGTCTACGACCTTGGTCGGTTTCGGCTGCTGTTCTTGCGCGGCTGACGAGGCTGGTGTAACTGGCGCTGCACCCGTCGGAACCTTCGCTGCCTTGTAGAGGTTCAGCACCTCTACGACTTCCGCCGCGCTGCCCTGTTCAAGCACCCGCTTGAACGCCGGACGTACCACGGACGGTTGAGTTTCCACCCACGCATGCACCTCGGGCGCAATCTGATCGAGATCAGGGTGCGCGGCGAGCACAGTTGCTCGGTGGTTGTTCACCTCCACTGATTGCACAGAGGTCATCAGTGGCGCCAGGAACTGGTTTAGCTGCTGAGTATACGCGCTCAGCGCGTTGGATACAGCGGCCTGCGTGTTGGCCTGCATCATCCGCTCGATGGCCACGTACTCGTCGGGCCATTCGGTCTTGAACTTGGCGATCGACGCCTTATCCGCGTCGTTCAGCAGGTCGTCGACGTTGACTACCTTCGGCTTGGCCGGCTCCTCGGCCGGCGCCTGCTGGCTGCGTTTCTTCTCAGCCTCGATCTGGGCCTCGGCGATAGCCTGAGCCAGGAACTTTGGGTCGATCTGATCGGCTGCCGGCGGCTGCGCAGGCGGCGTAGCGTCAGGCTTCGCAGGTTCCTGAGGCTTATCGCTGCCCTCAGCACCTTCAGCGCCCTCACCACCTTCAGCTCCCTCGCCACCTTCAGCGCCCTCAGCACCTTCGGCACCCGCGTCGGCGCCCGCGTCGGCGCCCTCGCCGCCTTCGGCACCATCAGTACCCGCAGCCTCGTCCACACCGCCTTTGCCCGCAGTGTCGTCGGTTGGCACCACTGGTTCTCCAGACGCAGCAGCGAACGCGGCGTCGAAGTCGTCCGTAGTATCCAATGTTTCTTTAGTATCGTTTTCTTGGTCCATAGTGGCTATCTACTCCGCAGTTTACTCTCTGTCAAGTTTTTGGCCCTATTACTGGACCTTTAGTAGGGAAACCAACCGGTCTATCCGCCCAAGGTCTCCCTGGTGCCGGTAGATTTCCACCGGGTTGTCCGACCGTTGCAGGGCGTTGCCGATCTTGTCTTGCTCGTCACCCAGATACTTGAGCAAGGCTAGGTGCAGCGGGCTGCCCGCCTGCGCCTTGGCGACTTTCTGCAGTTCGTTGCGCGAGGGCGACGAGTTGTTCTGGGCTTGTTCCATTTTTCAGCGCCTCCAATAGGGCTTTGAGCACGGCCGTGTCGGCAGCGTCCAAGTTCTTCTGTGCCTGCGTGAGCGCCTTCATGGTGTCGGCGTTCATCGACTTCAGCTGAGCCGCGAGCATCTCTGCCTGCTGCTGTTGGGCCTGCTGTTGGGCCTGCTGTTCTGCCTCCTGGGCCTGCCGAACTTCTTCCTCCGAAGCCATGAGGTCTTCGATAGGGAGGTCGCGTACCTTCAGCCGCTCCTGCAGCAGCCGCTGCGGGCGCAGGTAGATTCGTTCTTCCGGGCGCAGCGTATTGGCCAGGTTGTCCAGCGCGAACGCGCGCACTTCCTTCGCCATCAGGCTGGTTGCACCGCGCGCTATGGGGCGAACGTCGCCCTGCATCTTGTCGCTGTCCACGTGGAACTGACGATTCCACTGTACCAGGGCGTGGATCACGCTGACGGTGAAGCGGTCGAAGTTGCGCACGATATCCTTGAACGGCAGGGCGGCGTTGCCGTAGATCATCGACGCCCCGCCGGTGGTCCGCAGCGCCTCGCCCGACACACCTTCCACGTCTCCGCCGGTCACCGGGCTGACGAACGTCTCACTGTCGGCGAACTGGTCGAAGCGAGCAATGGCCTGCAGCAGTTCTGGGATGTGCGAGTTGAACGAGATCGAGCGCACGGCCTGCTGTTGGCCGTTGCCGCCCTCACGGAGCCAGACCTTGAACGGCTGAATCTCGTGGTTCGTCTGGCTGGAGGAGATCAGGTCGAGGTCGACCTCGACGTTCGGGCCGCAGACAGTCGCCGCGTTGTCCACCAGCATGCGCGAGAACGACGACACAGCCAGCTGGCTGTCGCGCATGATCGGAGGGAGGCCCGACCCCATCAGGTTTACCTCGTCTTCCTCGAACACGAACTGGTGGTAGACCTTCGTGCCGAAATCGAACGGGTTGCGGGCCAGCTTTACCACCCTGCCGCACAGTAGCCAGGCGGTGTAGCGAACGTCGTCCCGGTCGGTGACGTCCTCTGGCAGCTCCATCCCCGCAGCCCGGAGCAGCTTCGCCGGGGCCGAGCCCCAGTACTCGAGCAGCTCATACTTGCGCGAGTCGCGCACGGCGTCCTTGGCCTGGCCGCCCAGCGTCTGCAGCAGGTCTTCGTGGCTGTAGCGCTGGTAGTTCCCCTCGGGGTGGGCGTCGACCAGATACTGGATCAGCGACCCGTCGAACTCAGGCCGCTTGGCCAGCTGCATCAGCTGCGCGCGCGAGTAGACATGGCGCTGGAACTCACCCTCCATCTGCTCGAACGAGGAGGCGCTCATGTCGGGGTAGTAGTCCCAGCACGGGACGAACTCGAAGTAGGGGCGGAACGAGTCCACGTCGACGACCTGCACAACGCCGGCGTCGTCGATCTGGTACCGGGACATGCGGTCGGTGACGATCATCGGACCCTTGACGACGCCTGGGCCGTACAGCACAGCCGAGTGCACCACGCGGCGCACCAGCGTCTCATAGTCGCAGCTGTCGTACGGGTTCACGTCCTGCAGCTGGTCGATGATGGCCTTCTCCTGAGCCTCCGCCGACTTCTTCGCGGTGTCGTGCACCAGCTGGTCGAGCACAGCCTGGGTCGGCTGCTGGTCAGGGTTCGCTGCGCGCCACTCGTTGAGGGCGTTGATCAGCACCTCGGCGGGCATGCTCGGCACCGCACTGGCCGACAGCGACCAGTTGCGTTCGCCGGACGGGAACAGCAGAGACATGAGGCGGGAGACCATACTCACGCACTTCACGCGGGTGCGCTTCGGGTACGCCCGGCTCTTGCCGGCGGCCATGTTCTGCTCGTAGTCTGGGTCGTACTTGCCGAGGTACTGGCGCAGGTTCTTGAGCCACTGTTCCTCAGCTACTGCCCGGTCCTTCTTGTAGATGGCGAACCGGTTGGTCAGTATCGTGCCGAGCTTGCCCAACCCCTCACTCGGCTCTGGCGCCGGATCAGTGCTTGGTTGATCGAGTTCGTTGTCGTCCGCCATTTTTTCACCAGGCATAGGAGTTGGGCTTGTTGAATCCGAAGCCTACAGACGCGGCCTTGCGACGTCTAGCATCGCGGGCGTTGCCACTCTTGAACTCCATGCACATGTACTGACAAGCGTCGTGTACGTGGCTGAAGCTGTTCTTCTCCGGCGAGTCGGCCGTCTGCCCCTTGTTGCTCACGGCGTACCGGTACCCAGACTTAAACCCGCGGATCAGGGTGGTGCAGGACGGGTCGATCAGCAGCGCAGGTCCGGCGTCGGTCAGACGGCAGAGGTAGTCGTTAACGGCGTCTAGGCGATCTACCAACGAGTTGCTGCTTGCCGGCCTGACCTTGACGCCCAGCTCCTCCTCCAGAATCTGGCGCACCGAGCGCTCGTCTGTCTGCGCGCGCTGGGCCGTAGCCGGGTCGGCGGCGATCAGCAACTGGGCACGCGGCAGCTCCATGTTGAGCATCGGCCGGACCTTCTCGCGGCAGAACCGTCGTGCCCCCATGTTCTCGCTGGTCAGCTCGCGCAGGATCAGCAGCCGGCCATGCGGGTCGTACTGCCCGAACGTAGCCGCCGGGGTCAAGCCGGCGTCGAACCCCATGACCAGGGGCAGGTGCGGGTTGTAAATCAGCGGGCGCTTGGACACGTGCAGGTCGGGGTTGAACGCGCGGTACACCGGCTTGCCCTTGAGGCTGTAGCCCCACTGCACCTCGATGAACTGCTTGATCCACTCCTCGGACTTACCGTCCGCCAGGTTCGTATAGTACTCGCGCCCGCCAGGCAGGTTGCCGACGTTCTCCGCATGCGGGCTGAATCCACTCGGCTGCTGGTAGTAGCCCAGCTTCTTCGCCTTGGCCGAGCCGTCGTGGTCGTTCTCCCACGGCTGGTACAGCCAGTCGTACCACCAGCTGTCCTCGTTGCCCGGGTTGGTCGCGCCCCACATTCCCCACCACGTGGCGCCGCCGTCCTTCGCCGACGGGTACCGACCGCAACGGCCGGACAGGGCTTCGACGATCGCCTGCGGAATCTCCACGAACTCGTCGAGGATCGCGCCGGTGACCTCCAGCGACAGCACGCGCCGCACGTCTTCCGGGGTGTCGAGGGGGCGGAACATGATCTCGGCCTCGACGTCGCCGTAGCGCAGCCAGAACGTTTTGCTGTGCGAGACGTACTTACCGGCCTGGCCGTCTGGGAACCACGTGAACCACGACTTCAGTGTGGTGTCCGCCAGCTGCGGGGCGGTGTTACGGACGATCACCCAGCGGGTCCGGCGAATGCCATCCACCGGCGATGGCGCCTGCAGCGCTGCACGGTGGATGATCTTGAACAGGATCGCCGTGGTCTTTGCCGAACCGACTGGGCCGACGATGAACGAGTAGAACCGGTCATCGAGGATGAACTGCTCAGCAATCGGTTCGGGTGTGTAGCTGATCGTCATGCGTCATCCCCGTCGATCGTGATGCCGCGCTTTTCGTTCTGGCCGAAGTTGATGCTGATGCTGAACCCGGCGATGTTCCCCTTGTTCAGCTGCGCCGGCTGGTCCAGCCCGCCCCAGCGCACGACGTCCTCGATCAGGCGGGTGACGACCTTCTGGTCAGTCTCCGGCGACATGATCATCTCGTGCACCTTGGTCAGGTAGAAGTCGGCCTGCAGCTGCGACTTGAGGCGGAACGTCGCGCCTTCCTTCTCGAGCTGCTTGCGCAGGTCAGCTACCTGCAACGCGAACTGCGGGTTCTTGCAGATGGCCTCGAACTGATGGTACTGCAGATCGTGGGCGTCAAGGATCGACTCGGTGCTGGTGCCCAGCGCGACGTCCATGACCAAGTGCATGGACCACTCCGGGCGCAGCTCCGGGCCTACCGGGGATACGAGCGCTAAATTCGTGGACACAATGCGGCCCTCCTTTTGTGGCGAGGGTAGTCTTACGCGCGCGAGTTTACAAGGCCGCTCGGTGGCGGGCTAGGCTACGCGTCTCCGTAGTAGAGCGCCCACCTTGTCGCAGTCATACTGCTCCCAGTCAGGTTCCACGTTATCGCCGGCATGGTGCCCTCGAACGGCTGCGACACACCGACTAGCGTGGAGACGCTGTTGGTGCTGGTTATCCCCATGGTGCCGTGGTTGTAGTCGACTAGCACTTCGCCGCTGGGGTACGGCTGCACCGCCTTCGTCTCAGGCCCGACTGAGTCGGCCGCGATCATGTCAAATACGAACTTCGACACCTCAGGGAGCAGCGGGCTGGCCGGGACAACGCCGGAAGGGGGAGACATTGAGTAGAACGAGGTAAGACGCCTAGCGAGCGGCTTGGTCCCGGCGCCTCGGAAAACCATCAGCGCTACGACGCACCTCGACGAAGCTGCGTCAAACACCACCGGGTCTAGGGACGTTACCTGTTTGGTGCGGACAAACCACGCCTCGTCCCCTGTCTCCAGCTTGCATGGGTTCCATCCGGCGTGGGACGGGTCGTATAGGTACCCTTGGGTGTAAGCGACAATCGTATCGCCTATTTGCGTCCCCGCCGGCAGCGGCAGCGTAAGGCTCTGGACGCTGGTGTTCTCAAGCGCCTTGTGGCGCACTACGGAGCCGACGAATTGGATGTGCGCGCCAGCGCTCAGTGTCATGGTCCGAGAGCCTGAGCCGACGTTTGCCACGGCAACGAACCGCTTAAGCGCCGGCGCCCACGCGATGCCTACCCAGTTGTCATCGCTCGGCGTGGTCTTCTTCGTCCATGTTATCCCGTCCGGGCTGGTGGCCGAGCGCGCGCCAGTGCCGGCCAGGCTTGTAGCGACGAACTGCTTTGCTTCTTCGCACCACACAACGTCAGAAAGCGACAGATCGGACGGAGTTGTGCGCTGCGTCCAGTTGATGCCGTCAGGGCTGGTCATCGCCCCATTGGCTCCAGAACTCACAGCCGTGGCGACGAGCAACCCCAAGGACTGCGACCAACACACCCCCACCCATATCTGTTGCGGGCTAGGGCGCGAAGTCCAATTGATCCCATCCGGGCTGGTCATAACGCGCGACCCTGTGCCGGACGAAGCCACTGCGACGAATAGCCCTATCCCCGGCGCCCAGCACACCTCTTGCCAGCTCTCCGGGGCAGAGTTCTGGCGTAGCGTCCAGTTCGCCCCATCTGGACTGGTCATAACGCATTGGCCAGTCCCGTCCGGCGACACTGCGACTATGAGCGACAACTCGGGAGACCAGCACAACCCCAGCCACGTCCTCACGGGCGCTGATCTGGCAGTCCAGATGATCCCGTCCGAGCTCGCGGCGACGCCGCCACCGCCAACCGCGACGAACAAGCCTATCCCGCTGCACCATACGACCTTCGACAACGAGCCCCCGGAAATGGGATTCGTTCTGGACGTCCAGTTGATTCCGTCGGGACTGGTAATGATGAAGCCGCCCGTCGCCGACTCTACGGCAACAAAAAGCCCTCGCTCCGGCGACCAACACACGTCGCGCCAGGCTCTGCCCGATACAGATGTGCGCGCCTTCCATGCGCTGTCCAGTACTAACGTTGCCGACGGCTCTGGTGGCGCGATGGCCCGGCGAATCGCCGCGGCCAGAATACCGAGCATCATGCCGGCATCTCCAGGGCGCCGATCAGCGTCCATGTGTCTGCCGCTACACGCTTGAGCGTCACGGCGACGTACTGCTCGGCCGTTACAGCGTTGAGGCTGGCGGGCTTGTTGATCGTTACTCCGGCCCCGGCCGTGAACGTAACGGCCCCGGCTGCGGCCTGCTCGAAGTGAATCTCGGCGTTCGCTTCCCACGCCACGCTGGACTGCGGCGGCACCGTTATCGTCACCGCGTCGGTGCAGCGGAGGTACTTGCCGGCGTCCGCCAGGGCTAGCGTCTTCGAGGTGGCCAGGCTTTCGACCGTCGACCACGGCTGCACCGTGCCGCCACCTCCAGCCGCCGCGATGGTGATGGTGTTCGCCACGTCGTCATAGGTGATCGTGACGTTAGCGCCCTGCACCAGGGTTGCGCCCATCACGTCCTGCACCGCCTCGGCGAAGTCGCTGATCGTGGTGCTGGCCTGCGTGCCGGTATGGTTCGCCCGGTCAAGCAGGTATGCGTCGGTCTGGTTCGCCGTGGCATTGGGGGCGATGCCATCGAGCTTGGTCCGCATCGCGGTGATCTGCGCCTGGAGCTTGCCCAGGGCTACCAGTACAGAGTCAGTCGCCGCGATCACCGCGTCGGTGGCCAGGCTGAGCCCTGTCAGCACCGTGGCGCGCACGCGGGCAGCGGTGAACCATAGGTTCGTCGAGCCTTCGGCGAGCGTGTCGGTGCTCGTGTTCGCCGTAGCGCCCGCCGCGATGCCGGCGAGCTTTGTCTTCTCGCTGTCCGTGAACGCGTTGGTGTCAGCGTTCGACTCGTAGAGGGTCTTTACCTGCGCCGCAGTAATAGGGTCCGCGGCGCCTGCCTGCGCTGTCCAGCCGTCGTCAGTGTCCCAGATGTACCGCAGCACGGGCGAACCGGCGCCTGCGTCCACGTCTGCATAGTCGCCCGCGCTCGCCGTGGGCAATGCTGTCTGGAGCGCGGTCAGGTTGGTGAACGTGCCCCGGTAATGCGAGCCCTCGAGCCCGGCCAGCTTCGCCTTCTCGGCGCTGGTGAAGTCCTCGGTAGAGAGCTGTTTGCCCACCACCTTGTCGACCTTCGTCGCCAGACCGTCAGCGAGCGCCTGCGGCTGTACGGCCGTATCGGCGAGCTCACCCTGGGCAGCAGTGGCCGCGCCTATGTCGCCGGCAGTGGCTGGGATGAACGGCTTGTCTGCTAGGTCCACGTAGGAGCCGCTGGTAGCGACGGCGGCCAATACCGGCAGATCGCTCGGCTGCAGCGGGGTGAACCCGAGCGCGCTGGTGACGTCGGAGCTGAGCAGCGTAACTGTCCCCGCCCGACCGTTGAACGTCGACACGCCCGCAGCCAGTGCTTCTACGACTACCCACAGGCCGTCCTTGCGCCCGTACACCTGACCGTTGGCCGGCGCCTCCTCGACGTAGGATACCGTCGGCAACGGCGTCGACCCGGAGGCCGACACGTCGCGCACGGTAAACAGCAACTCGTTGTCATTCAGGTCGCACAGTACCTGCCCACGCGGATGCTGCGCATCGTACGCAATCAGCTGCGCCTCGTAAACGCCAGGGTCCATGGCGAAGTTGCTGAGATCAATCGTCAGCGCGCCCCCGGCTGCCGCAGTGAAGACTTCCGGGTAGGCCGTCGAGTCGATCACAACCGGCGTGTCGGAAGGCAGAATCAGGACGAACTGGGTCACTTCGGTCAAGTCGACCGGTACAAACTTGCGGTCTACGACCTTCTGGACGACAAGCGAGAACTTGTTGTCGCGCCCTGTGTAGACGACCCCAGTGTGGATCAAGCGCAGCTGCTTCGGGGATACGTCACCAAGCATGATCAGCCCTCAGAAGGTTACGGGGTGACCGGACCTGCCTGGTACGCCACTGCCACTCGGTTGAGCTTGCGGCACATCATCTGGCGGGTATCACTGGTGGTGAACACCGGCGGCTGCCCGTCGAACGCGTACTCGTCGATCACCATCTGGCGCACGATCGCATTGAGCTGGCGGCGCCACTGGTCGAGGGTCGGGGATGGGGCAGTGAACTGGGCGTCGCCGCTGAGGTTGAACAGCTCGTTGAGCTTGCGGCGCGTTGCTGCGCGGGTGTCTTGCGTGCGAAAGCGGATCATCGTCGTCTCCGGGCCGGCGGGAATGAGCCCAGACTAGGCCGTCCGTGGCGTGCAGTCAAGGCTCTCCAGAGCCGGTCGGACTAGCCGCCGGCTCCCTTGGTCTCGCCTCAGACCTGGGCTTTGCCGTCTGCGCCTGGAGCTACCGGCTTGACGCCGGGGCCACCACCGGTGAACCGGCCATAACCCGACACGTCGGTGCGCAGGGACGCGGTCGACTTCAGGGTCGGCATGTCCTCTGGCAGGTCGGTCGTGTCTTCGCCCAGACCCAGCTGGCGAGCCAGCTCCTCGATCACCAGACGCTGGGCTTCGTGCGGGAACGCTTCGCCGATGCGGTCGAAGATATCGGCCGGGCGAACTGCCGCCGCTCCGTCGGGATCATCCACCCATTGCTCGGTCTGTTCGTCGTAGACCTTACCCACCACCGATCGGCCGTTGACCATGTGCGGCTTCGGCGTGTCGCCGGCGTGTGCCAGGGTCTGGCGCACTCGGGCCTTGACCTCGGGGTTTTCTTCGACGCCTTCGACTGCGGGCTTGATCGCCTGCTCGGCGTTGGAGTCAGCTGTTTCCTGAGCCTTGGCCTGATCTTGCTGCTGCTTCGCAGTTTCCTGCTGGGCCTGCTTCTCGGCTTCGGTAGGCTCGGGCTTTGTGGCTTCGGAAGTCTGCTATTCGGTTGGCTTCTGATCTTCCGGCTTGGTGTTCTGTGACTTGGCCATGGTGTCTCTCCCGGGAGGTTGGCTTCGCTATTGACCCGCTGCGCAGCGGAGGGTTCAGCGTAGGAGGCTGGTTAAAATTTGGCCAGAAAATTTTTGGGGCTTGGTAACTTTGGGGACTTTGTATACCGAGTAATTTTGGGTCCGCGATATACGGGACGGGGGTAATACGCTACCCGCGCGCCCTGGTTCCCCCAGCCCCTCCGTCCCCTCGCCCAAAAAGAATTATTTTTCTTCGCCCGTTCCC